TCAGGTTCTGTTTTTCTCTCTGGCTTCGGCAATCTTCCTGCTCGCTTCCAAACCATCGCCACGGCTGTAACGCCTAGTCGTTTTTGTCGTCGTGTGCGTTGCCAAATCTCTTGCGGCCTCCAGCGATCCCGTCGCCTCGACTGTTTCAGAAACAGCACCCGCACGAGAATCCATCGACCACACGTTTGATGGAACGCCGGCAGCATTCCTCACCTTCTTGAATTTTTCGGTATATCGATTGTCCCAATAAGGCTTTCCGTAGTCTTCATCTATGACGACAGGGCCAATATCAGGGATGCGATATGCCTTCAGCGCTTCCGCGACCAGCGTGTAGCCGCTCAGATCGCGCGCAACTGCTGCGCCGGTCTTGCTCGTTTTGAGCGTCAGGACCATATCCTTCGAGATGTCTTTCGCCATTAGACCGGTCCATCTGAACTCCCCACCACCAGGCGGCGGCGCCCATTCCCCAATCACATCGATACGGCGAAGTGCTGTCTCAAATTTAACAGCCTCGACAAAGCCGATTGACGGGCAGCCCATCTCCGCGCTCATCTTCACGATAGCCAAGCATTGATCGTATGTCATCGCAACCGTGCGCGGTGCTGGCTGCTCGAAACGCATATCAGACAGGATCAGGCGAACCTCTGCGCAGCCTGGAAAGCGTTCTCCCGCTCCATACGAGATAATCAGCCTCAGAAGCTTTATCGCGCCCGTGGCTCTCCTGTGGCCTTTCTCACGCCATTTGGTAAACCATCGCTTGATATCTGAGGCTGTAACCCCTGCAACATACCGCTTTCCGATGTTTTTCCCCAACACCCGTAGGCTCGGCTCGTAATCCCTGATGCGAGTAGAGTGCTTTACGCTGTGAAGCGTGCTGGTCGTGTCGGTGCGATACAAATCAATCAGCGATTGGAAAGTGCCGTCGAAGCGTTTCGGCGTGGATAGGTCAACCATTTCAGCCTTCAATTCGGCTGTTCGGCGTTGGCACTCAGCGGTGATTTCTTCATCGCTCAAGCCATCTGGCAGTCTAATAACTGAAAGGGCGGCAGGGGAACCCTTAACCGCCCTCTTTGGATCCCAGTAATGGATGCGTGATCCATCCTTGTTATCCCGGTATTTGTAACCGGGTCTGTCAGTCCTCATCCCAGTCTTCCTTTCCGTATGGGGCACCATTGCCCGTTTGGATGATGGGCTGCTGGTTGGCTGTTGCGTCAACACCGTCTTGCCTGTGAATATCGGGAATAGCGGTAACAACCAGAGTTTTAATGTCGATCGTTACCGACATGCCCTCGCTTTTGGCGGCGCGGAAGATACGCTCCATGTCTGCCTGGCGGAACGCTGCTCTCGTCATCCCTCGCTCCTTTCAAGCGCTGCTCGGCCGGCGTCGGTTATTTCAAGCCGAGACATGGTGGCCCAGACGCAATAGCCTTTGGAAACGAGTGCCTGAGCGGGCTTATAATAAGCCGCGCACATACCTGCGCCGTTGTTGACGCTGATAAGCAGGTCAAGTTGCGGTTTTGTGAGTTTCCCCATCACCGCTCCTCTTTCTCAAACCAAAGCAAGACCTGTCGGGGGGTGTCGAAAAAACCAGCCCGCGATATGCGTCCGCCGTCACAATCGAGGGCGCACCAACGGTTATTCATGAGCTTTGCGGCAAGGCCCACCACCTCTCCGGTATCGAGGACGATGCGGCGCATGTCTTTCCCGGCTGATTCCATCTTCATCAGCGTTCCTCCGATTGCAGGGCGCTCTCAGCCTTGCCTTGAATCTCTCGCACAATCTCGTAGGCGGCACTCGTACCCTCATCGAAGGTGTTTGGCACCAGTTTCTCGTAATGCGGCGACCATGCGCCCATCACAAAAATTGCTGACGCGGCGTCTCCGAGCGCCTTCGCCGTTGCCTCCCTCTCGCTCTTCTCTGCTTCGGATAGCTTGACGGCCATATCCTTGGCTATCTCGGCCCAAAATCGCCAAAGATTTCCGTTGGAAGTCAGGCCCGATGCAATTTCCCGCTCGTCAAGCGCCGCCTCTGCTTCGGATAGGAGTTGGCGGCACTTTTCCCGCTCGTCAACGCGGGTCATGGATATCGCATCAGCGATTTTATTTCTAAGCAAGTACCAGTCGACTGTAGCGATACCACCCTCCTTGCCGGTAAATTCACGAAGCAACTCACTTGCGGCCTCGTGGTCCGCGAAAGAGACAGAACAGATTTCTTCCATTTTGGTCATTCGCCGCCCTCCTGCTTTGCGGGTGCTGCTGGTGCCGATGGTAAAGGCATCCAGTGGGTCGCCTGACCGTGCTCTGACATGTTGCTAACGCCGTCTCGACGCCATCCCCACGACGCCATTCCAGCTTCCATCTTCCAGCCACACGGCAGTGTGCTGTCGGCCCAAGCAAGTAAAACATTTGTGTCATGCGGCGCCGCCTCAATCGGCTGCCACCCCGCCACGTCCTGCTCCTGTGCGGAGAGGGCGGAAACCATTGTTCGGATTTTGGCGAGGGTTTCCCGGTCCTGCTCGTCGTTAACCAGAACATTGTCCAACTCCGCAAGGATATCCTTCACGGCCACGGATGGAGGGGCGGCGTAGAGCGGTTCAGTTGTGGTCCAGTATTCTGGTGAGTAATCCACGCCGGGACGACCAAAGGGATGGTTTGCGCCGGTATTCACCTCAACGTCTGTTTGACCGCGCACCGAATGAAGCGTGTGTCGATAGGCAACCGGGACCGGCTCCGCAGCGGACAGGGCGGCTTCGAGGACTTGCCGTGTGTGCTGACGTGCAATCTCAGCCTCACTGACTGTCACGCCTTTATCCCACGCAATTCCTCGAGCGGCAATCATCAGGCGTTCAATCAACTGGTCACTTATCTGCATGGTGTTCGCCTCCTGTGCTGGCGAGGGCGGTGCGGGCGGTGCGTATGGCTTCCCCATAATGCTTTACGCCATCAGCAGGTGTGTCGCCGTCCGGGCAAACAAGAAGCTCAAGAAAATACCGGTTTTTGCCATGAGCGTTGTCCGGCAGTTCTGCAAAAGGCAGAAGCGCTTTTCGCAGTTTCTCGTTCTCGCGCTGCAAGCTTTCGAGGGTGGAGAGGAGTTCCGGCACGGCATTGACGGCAATAGCCATGAACCCGCCAAGCTTGTCCTGCTTGTCGCCACAGCCGATGACAGTGAAGAATGTTCCATCGTAATCGTCGTTGATTGGCGCGATGATTGCATTGAACTCATCGCAGTCAGGCGTGAATTCCACCTTCAGCGGGCCGACGCCTTCCAGCGCCTTCTTGATCTCTTCCAATGCGGTCATGGCTTTGTTTCCTCCGCATATACGACAGTGACCATCTGGGCCGGAACGCGGGCCTTGATATTTCCGGCAAGGTCGTAGACGGCATAGAAGGGGACTGGCGCGCACTGGCCATTTTCGCCGTAAGCAACAATCTTGGAGGTGGTACGGTCGTGGCGCTGGTCGATGGAGTATCCGCCAGCATTCTCGCCGTCGTACCAAATCGATGCGATCTGGCGAGGGTCCATATGGATTACGGGGATTTCTTCAGTCATGGCGTATCCTCGCGATAGAACGTGACGGGCCGGTAGACGACGGCCTTCTTGGGCTTTTCGGATTTTTGGAAGCCGGGAGATTTGATCTTGCCCGCCGGCCGGATGACGCCAGACGCTTTGTCGCGCTGCCGGTTCGACTTCGCGATCTGCTTCACGTCGTTGCGGGTCTTGAACTTGTGGCACTGGACGCAAATAGCAAGGCAGTTCTCCAGGCTATTGTCTCCGCCCAGCGCATCCGGCACAGCGTGATCGTACTGGACACCGAGTGACAGGCTGCAATTGCAACGCTGGCCTTCCTCGAAGCCGTAGCGGGTGCCTGTGGCCTCACAGCGCAAGCCTGAGCGCTGCAATGCTTCCTGCTTGGTCTTGCGGGTGAACTCGGTGCGGCTCATGACACCACCTGCAAGGTAGCGGCCATCACGAAAAAGATTGCCGTTAATCTGGCGACAAATCTGCCGTGAAACTTGGTGACTTGTCCGCGTTTATCCATCTCGGCCATCGTGCCGAACATGGCCGCGAAGCAGAGAGAAACGGCGTACAGGATGATTGAGATTGCACTTATCATCACCTCTGCCCTCCCAGCGCGCGTGTCATCATGTCCCGCTTGCGGCGTTCCAGATCGCGGACGCTGCCCGTCTTGCCGTGGGATTGCTTTGCCTGTCGTATCTCGGCGTCGATCTCGGTTTGCCAGTTGTATTCACGGGCAAGGTTCTGTCTCGACTTCCAAGTGAGCCAGTGGTGGATGGCGCGTCTAATGAGGCGGTTCATGCTGCCACCTGCGCGATCTGGTCGATGTTGCCGTGATGGACCGTGAAAGTGTAGACGACGATCCAAGGATTGGCGGCCCATGACCCGTCGCCATTGATATCGCGCCATAGCCGGTTGTATGCGCCGGTCGCCGTATCGTGCCCTTCGCCTTGGTGCAGGCCGTACAACGGGCCACCGCCGATCCAAGCCTTACGATCAAGCTGGACTATGCCTTCGGCTAGTGCGTCTTCGTGGCTGATATCCTGAAGCCTCTCCACGCGCACGTCGGTGACGGTCAGCGTCAGGCGCGATGCCCAACGCGGCATGTGCATGGCTTGGCGATGCTTCCCCGCCCATACCGGCTTGAACTCGTCGGCGTTGCAGAGGATAGCGGCAGTACGCGGCAGGTCACGAGGAGCTCTGCTGTCGAGCGAGCCACTGGTGCGCCAGTGCTCCCGGACATAGAGGCGATCACCTACAGAAATGCGAGGCTGGTGACCTTTCCCGTCGGTTCCGATGTACGAAAGACCCTTGTCGCTCATCAGGCGGGGTTGCGGTTTCAGTTCACGCCTTGTCTGCGTCTTACGTCCGTCGAGCAATGCGCGGACCATGGGTGTGCTGAAAAGGATAGGGCGGTCAGCCATCGACGCCTCCCAGATCAGAAGCATTGCAGTCCAGTACCTCGGCGAAGTGCGTCAGTGCCTTTTCACGCAGTGCCGGCATCACCTTCAGGTCAGCCTTGATCTGGGCGTCAGCGCTTTCGACAAAGGCCTTGATGTGCAGGTGAAGTTCTTCCGGCAGACTGTCCTTCCAGTTGTCTTTCGCAGTGACGAGTGTGGCGCGGCGCTGTTGCGGAGTATCCAGCGATGGATCAACCACGATGAACATCAGCTTCCGGCAGCACTCGATCAGGTCGGCGCGATCCGTTGGGTAAATGGTCGAGGCCGGAGCATCGGAGGCGGGGACATCATCCGCTCCGGCCTCATTTACTGGCGTCATGCCAGCGTTATCCGACGACGGGGCAGGGGATTCATCGTCGGAATTGGTGTTATTCTGGTCATGGCGAGCCGATGACGCGCCCTGCGTCTGCTGGCGCACAAAGTCACGGTTGAAGCCTTCCTGCCCGTCTGTGGTGTCGCCAGAGGCTTTGCGGGCTGCGGCAATGCGTTCGGTGATATCGCCGCCGCCTGCATCCATCTGGTCGGCCAGCATCTGATCGTGCGCAGACGCGATCGACTTGAGAGTGTCCTTGAAGGCTTCAAGAACCTTCTTCTTCGCCGGTGTCAGCGCGGCCCACCATTTTGTCAGCGGTGCGACACCTTGGTTCGCGATCATCAATCCTTCGCGCTTCGCGTCTTCAAGGTCGGTGTCAATCGCGCGGCCCTCATTAGCCCACTGGCTGACGGCGGTTCCGATCTGCGTTGTGACGCGGCTTCCTTGCGGAAAGGCGTTCAGAAGGTCGCCGGGGCATTTCTGTAGCAACGGAACGTGTGTGCCTTCTTCCAGCATCATGGAGACGGTCATTTCGTAGATGAACGACTTCTCCTGAACGACCACGAAACCTTCGTTGATGATTTCGGTCTTGCCGTCACGGCCCTTGGCCTGCACGACCTTTTCCTTGACGCGGCAGCAGAAGATCAGGTGAGCGCGCGTCTGCAGCAGCTCGTTCATAAGCTTCTTGTGGCCGGCCTTGGGCTTCTGCCAGCAATGAAGGCCAGCGCGTTTGGTCCGCTCCTCGATCGCTTCGGCTTGCTCCAGAACGCCGCCCGAGCCTTCCCATTCGTGAGAAATGCTGTCCACGACGATGGCGGGATATCCGGCCTTCTCGAAAGCCTTGATCGCCTCGATGTAGCGACCGGACGTGAAAGGTGGATCGAGGTCGATGACATCAAAGCCGCCGGCGACGTCGGCATAGAACCTGGATCGCTTGTTTTCGGTGTCGATGAAGCCGATCTTCCCTTCGGGACCGACGAGGCCGCGAGCGTAGAGCAGGGCGCTGTAGGTCTTCCCAGAACCGGAGGGTCCAGCGATCGACGTAAGCGTATAGGTTTTCTCGCGCACTGCGCGTTCGATTTTCATGGTCAAGCTGCCTTCGGAATGGAGGGTTCGTTCTCGATCATCTTTTCGAACTGATCGGTCGGGGAAACGGTGATTCCGCTTCCATAATAGGTGGGCCAGAAGCCGGTCTTCCAGCACTCGGCAAAGGCGTTTAACGCCGCCCGGTTCTGGCGCTGGCCGTACCAGATGTATTGCGCGTCAACCGGCTTGATGTTGTAGGCGTAAGGGCGCTTCGGCTCGATGAAGAGCAGAACATGGTCCTTCACATCGATGTTGCGGACTTCCTTGATTGCCGTGGAAGCAAGAGCAAGCTGCATGTGGTAATTGAATTTGCGGACTGACAACGCGCATCCGCGGTCGCTGGCGTCGGCGGTCGTTTTCAGGTCGGCAATGACGTTATCGGCCGGAATGGAATCGGGCCGCGTCTTCACCCACACACCCGTTTTCGGGTCGCGATAGATTACCGATCGCTCGACGTCTCCGCGCAACAGGTCAACGAATGTCCGGTCATTGGCGACACGATCCGCCATACCCTCGATCTGCTCGATTGCAGAAGGCAGCAACACCGTCTTGCCGGCGGCTATCTGTGCCGCTCTCCAAGCCTTTGCGGCATTGGTGCGATAGTCGCCAAATTCCTCCGGGCGGATCACATACTGGTCGCGGAAACCTTCTTCACCGAGAAGAAGCGTATGAACCGCCTTGCCGAGGCTGAAATGATCCTTCTGTTCCTCTGGCGCGCGGTCGGGGTTCAGATAGCTGTTATCCCAGAACTTGACGGGGCAACCGTCTGGAGGGGCAATCTCACGCAAACCGCTGGATGAGATAGAGGGACCGTCGCAGCAGTCGGAGTGATAGACTGACATAGGCATGTAACGGTAAACACCTGGCTCCGTCACCTTGCCGCCTCGATACGCGCGCTCGCCTTTTTTCGTCGGGAACTTATCGCTCAGAGCGCCAATGATGCCAGAAGCGAGGTTACCGATGGACTGTTCAGTGCCGGGGATATCAATTACCTTTTCCACGCGATGATCTCCTGATTTACGAGCGCATCCGCCTTGAGGTAGCTTTCCGAAGCCAGCGAGATGGCGAGCATGAGCGTGCAGGTCACGAGAACCAGCGTCACGAACTCGATGAATTTGATTTTGCGGAAGTTCGAAGCCGCGCTCCTATTGAGTGCTTCGATGTAAGCTTCGCGCTCATCCGCTTCTTGTGTGTTGGTGGTGGAGAAAGCGGAGGGCATCACGCGGCACCTCCAATGCATCCATTGGGAACCCAATCGGTCCCGCTCCTGTAGCAACGGCTCCCGCTCCTGTAGCAACGGCTCTCTGCGCTTCCGGCTATCTGGTAGCAGGTAAGGCAGACCGTTTGCGATGGCTCATCAAGAGCCTTCATGTTTGCTGGGCGAACCTTGATAAGCAGGGCTTCGTTCTTCTTGAAGACGTCAGACGCTTCGATGCCTTCACCAGATGCATCCTTGCCAGCGTCAACTTGAACGACAAACTTTGAGCCGCGCTCACGGATGACTGTGCCGTGGAAGACAAGAGGTAGGGAGCTTTCATCGTATCCGTCGCTCTCCCACATGGTCCAGTCGAACGAGACGCGCTGCCCTGTCGAGAAGTGGGCTTTACGGTCGAGGCATTTGAACTTGATGCTGGTGACATTGCTGCCAACCAAAGCTTTCTGCAAAGCTAATCGGCGCGGACAAGAAACTTTGTCGACAGCGCAATTAAAGCATGTCGCGTAATGTGCCATTATTCCTGCCCCTTCATATATCGGGTTACTCTGACAAAGCCGGTGGGTTGGTGGGCTTACTTGCTCCACTCTTTGTACGGGTGTGGACAAATCTCTTGGACAGGGCATTCGTCGCAGTATTCGCTTTGCTTCGACAGGATGCAGCCCCATGGGCTAGTGTCGTCCTTGTCCCAGTCGCGGTGAGCTGGAGCGTGGTCGGCGGCGAGAGTGCAGAGCTTCTGCAAAGCCTCTCTCTCCGGCGCTGCATCGCCACGCATTGCCCTAACCTTCAGGGCATCCATTTCTTCTTGACTAAGCAGGTACTGCATCTTCTTATCCCGCTGTGCTGTGGTTACTTGGTGGGGAAGACGAGAGCGCGAGCCTTTGCCCAAACGTCGCAAAGTTGCTGTTGTCTCGCTGATTTGGATGATGGGTCAGGCTCTTCCGACCAAGCCAAGAAGCCTTTGATGACCTCTATGGGGTCAATGTCAGGGGCATTTTCGGCAGCCTCCTGCACGATCAGCCACGCGTCATGACGTGCGTCATGATAACCTACGTTGTATTCTCCATGCGGAGCTGGATGCAGCTTAAGGGCTTGTATGTCGTCTGCTATTTTTTGGAGGTTCATGTTCCCTATCCCTTGTCTGAAGCCCTATGCGGGGCGGCTATTCGGTCCAACTCAGAAAGGCCGGTCGTCGTCATCAAATGAGTGCTTGGGGTCGGTTTCTGCTTTGACTGCCAGAAGGGCGTCTGCCATCGCGTACCGGACGCGGGCTGAAAGCATGAACCGTTCCGAATTCGGGATTGACCGCCACCAGCTTTCGAAACCACCGAGGGATGTTTGCCCGTCAGACCAAACCTGACCGGCCGAGTAGGTGAAGCCGGCCATAGAGACGATCTCGGCAATGCCTGGCTGATCTGCATGGATCGCGGCATAATCGCGGTGCGACATGCCCTTTTCGTGCAGAACCTCGATTGGGAAAGCGGGGCCGCCATCTGTCTTTGCGCGTTCGCTCATCGTCATCACTCCGCCGCTTCCAGACTACCGATGACGGCGCCGTGGACGATGGGGTTGCGATCAAACCGGGGAAGAACAATCTCGCCGGGGCGGGCATGGCGCTGGAACTCAAGCACCTCGCCGCCGTAGCGCTGGGCGTCTGCATCTGCTTCCTCAGCATCGTCGTATTCGAGCGCCGCATCGTAGTCGGTGGTCCACTCCAACCCGTCACCGAACTGGCAGAGGTAAATCGACTTGCCGCTGCGGGTATGCATTTCAACGTGGAAGCGCGTTACCATTGGCATTTGCTCATCCTCAGTGGTTGAGATCGAATTGGAGATCAGGCGGCGGGCTACGTGATCAGGGGTGCCTCACGTGGCCAACAAACTCTCCCCTGAAGAACTTGGGGAACAGGGCAACATCAAGCATTCCCTGCGTTTCGCGGTGGCAGTAGCCTTTGTATTGGTAGCCAAACAGTTCGCTCTTGGTGATGTGGTGCGGCGAAACCGTCTGCATGTTGCCGTCAACGATGACCGTGTCCCCAGCCTTCAATTCAGAGATATGGATTTTCGTTGTCTTGATGCTGGCCATCGTCTCATCTCCGGTTCTTGTGGTGGCAGCGAGATCGGCGGGGGGTGGTGCTTCTTCGTCGCTGCTGATGATCAGAAATTACGTTACGACTGAAATTCAGTCAACACATAATTTCGCTTTGACTGAAAATTGTTTCCGGCGTAGGAATACGCCATGCTCAAAATCAATGACGACGGCCAGTCGGCCGCAGCCTTCTATGACAAGCGGCGAAAGTGGCTCGATTTCATCTGTGAGATGGACGCGCTATCGGATCGCGCCTTCCGCGTCGGATACTGGCTGGCGAAGCGAATGAACGGCGATGACCAGTCATGCTGGTATGGCATCAAGGAGATAGCCAAACGCCTCCGCATGTCCGAGGACAAGGTTCTGAGGGCTGTTTCCGAGCTCGAAGGTGAGGGCGTTCTGATCGTGGTCAGGGAACACCGGAAATCGAACGTCTATTACATCCGGCTTCCGTTCGAATAGTTCCTTGGGTCGCAAATCTGCGGGTCAATTGGGTCGCAAATCTGCGGGTCCAATCTATAAAGCTGAATTTCTAAAGGGTTATTTGTTTATAAGGTTCTTGCTCTGAGGGTAATTGGTAGAAACGGGAGATAAGGGAAATCTATTCCAATTCCAGAGCAAAACAAAACCCGCCGAGTGTGGCGGGCTAGTTGGGAAATGCCGCGCGTACTGAATACATTTCGCGCTTGGGTTTAGCGTGCCATAGCAATGTAAACGGCTGGTAAAAGGGCACTCAAAAAGAAACCCGCCGGAGCGGGTTTCAGTTACTCGGATTTTTGTATGGAGCAGGCGCTTCTCCGCCGCTTCCCATCATTCGGTCGTTCAGCGCGCGTAGAAGCGTGTCGATCTTTGCATTCAACTCGGTGTTGCTTGATGAGAGCCCGTCGATTTGCGGCTGAATACGCTGAGAGGATGACTGGGCGGCTCGTTCAGCAACCTGTTGGGCATCCATGCCCAAGCCAAACCACTGGGCTCCGTAAGCCATAATGGCAATCACAACGGCCACCACACCTATGCCAGTCCCGATGACGGTTGACCTCATCCCAGAGGTTGATCGCTCGACATGCTCCATTCGCTGATTGATAAGCTTCAGTTCGCCGAGAAGTTCTGCAAACTTCGTATCGGTCCTAGCTTCGGCAGCAGCGATTTTGGCATCTACAACTTCCATACCCTCAAATGTGCCACCTCCACCCCCTTGTTGCAAGGGCGGAGATATCTGACCGGCATCCCCATGTAAATTGTGGATCTCAGCCGCCATTCTGTGGACCCCCTAACCCAAATAAGCCACCTAATTGGGGCTGTTGCATCCTCGCTCTTCTCTGCCACCACTGATCTATCGAGAACATGGAGTAGAGGTCGATATGGCCGCAGTGTGTGCACAAGACACGAACGCATGGAATGTGGCGGCTCTGGCTCATATTCACCAGGCCCTCAGGGGTGGAAGTGTACGAACTCGACCGCGGTATGAAACCCTCGTCTCCAACGTCAATATACGGCATTTTCGGGAGAGTGTTGCATTTCATGCAAACGTAAGTCAGCCCGGTATCAGTCGCAAACTCATGAAAAACCTGGGGCGTTAGCCAAGGGTATGGATGGTTGCTCACTGCTTCTTCACCTCGTCCCGTTTCACTGACGCCCTAATGCTCACATATGCGTGGCACAGGAGCGATACGAAAAATCCTACGAAGGCCAGTGACGAATAGCCTAACAACCGATTGGAAACGTTGTGCCAGCCTGCAAGCAAGGCGCCGGCGTGAAGCAGCATGAGAACCAAGAAGGTGATTTGGAAGCATATGGCCGCTTTCCAGAATCCTGATGCATTCGCAATGTAGCTCCTGATCCACGATGTGACGTGATCTTTGGGCGTCGTCGGTGTTTGGGGTTCTTGACCGCTCACAGCTTACTAGCCTCGTCCCGTTTCATCCGCTCAAGTTCTTCTGTGCCCAGCGCCGCCTCAAGCACCGCATCCACCTCTGGTAGGAAGCTTTCCCACATTGGCCGTTTTTCAAACGGGATGTTCTCTGGCACTTCATTGAAGCGGGCTAGGGCGCGGGCGGCGCGTTCGCGGGGATGTTTTTCGACTTTTGCCATAATCGTTCGCGCTCGTGGTTCGCTCGTATTTCTGAAAAATTATTAACTTCCCGAATCAATAGCTTGGTCTTGAATCCAGTCTCCGCCGCACCCGCCAACCTTGCATTAGTGATTTCTTTTGTTCACTATTGGTTCTTGGTATTGGGTGGTGGAGCAACCTATGTCTCGCATTTACGATCGGATCCGCAGAACATACTCATCTCGCAATGAAGAGATCATCGCGGGCCTGATCGAGTCCGCCGGAGCCGCCCACACCCCAACGCCAGAAGTGGTCATTCGGCGCAAGGCGACAGAGATTTCGTCGCTCATGGCGTCGATTCACGGCGGCGACTGGCGGGTAGAGATTGATCACCAGTCTGGCTTTGTCCTGATTGCTCCTCGACCGGCTCGTGAGCAACGAACCTCCCGATGATATCGATCGCCAGCCCTAGCTGCGTGTGGTCCACACCGAATGCCAGCAACGCCGAGCGCAGCGCGCGCGCCGCTCTTTCTGTATCCGGGTCTCTGCCCTCTTGAAGCGGATTGACTGCGATTAGCTCCCAAGGCTCACACCGAAGGGCTGGGGCAATCGCCTCAAGCGTAACCTGGCTATAGCCCTGTTTACCATTCACAAGCTGATTGATTGACGAGGTCGCATAGCCGGCCTCTGCCGCAAGCTGCTCTTGCGTCATGTCGCGATGCTTCATCCACTCCGCGATGAAGTGGCCTTTGCGCCCATTTTCCGTGTTCAGTTTTCGCCTTGTGCCCATCCTCAGAATGTCGCCCATCCAGAAAATGCATTCCATAGCGTTTGACTGAAACTTTTCGCTTGACTGAAATTCGTTTTGACTGAATATGGAGGCATGAAAAAGCTAATCGAGTTCTTCAAAGCAAATCGCGGGACACAGAAGAAGCTGGCCGAGCATCTCGGTCTGCAGCCTTCGACGGTATCGCAATGGAAATCGGTTCCCCCGGAATACGTGCCGGAGGTATCGGAGTTCACCGGGATTTCTCGCGAGGAACTCATCCCTGAAGTTTTTCGTCCGGCTCGTGACGTGCAGGCGCAGGAGCCAGCAGCATGACGACCAAAGGAAGAAACATTTATTTCATCCGACCGGTTGGGATGCTCGGCCCTATCAAGATCGGCTGCTCCACGTGCGTGGATGAGCGTCTTGATGCGCTGGCTACTTGGTCTCCATTCAAGCTGGAGGTCATCTACACGGAGCAGGGCAACTACACCCTTGAGAAGCAGATTCACGAGGTGTTTGCTGACTATCACTCTCACCGCGAATGGTTTCACCCCGGCGAACGCCTTTTGACTGCCATTGGCAAGCTTTTGGCAGGAGAGAACATAGCTACGGCGATCAACCTCGAAGATTACCGAGGGACTATCCGCAATGTGACGCGGAAGCCGCGCAGGCCCATCCCTGAGTTTCAGAAGGAACTCAAGAGCTACGAATTCCAGCTGGTATGGGCTTGTAAGCGGGCTGAGAAATCGACTGGACGCAGTCTCCGAAAGCCCGACGACGTGCTGGCTATCCTCAGCAGATGGAAGGGAAGCTACCAGCGCCGATGTGATGACGCGGTTCGCCCAACAGAGAGCGAGTTCGCGAGATTGAGCGAAGTCATCAGGAACCCTGAAAATCACTTTATCCCTCTCGGATCGCAGAAGGTGGCGGCATGAACTGGAACCACGATATCTCCCAGGCACCGCGCGACGGCAGCCACGTCATTCTCGCTATGCCGAACAAGACGACGCTCCGCTCCTACTGGTGCGAACCCAAAGGCGAACCGGCGCACTGGTGCATGCTGAGCCACAAGAACGAGCCGGTGGCCTGGATGTCTTGGCCGGAACATCCATTCAATCTGAATACCGACGCTGCTATTTCTCGCCCCGGTATAGCCACTCTGGGCCGGCCCGAGGATGAAAACAGGTCGGCTGAGGAGGCGCCAGAAGCTGATGCCTCCGGCGGGGTGCAGGACCGAGTGCGAGTCCACCCCGCCACCCATTTCATTCTGGAAGACGTTGGGGGAGGTGCCTGAATGGCAAATGGTTTCTCCCAGATCACCAAAGACCTCCGCAGCGGATTGAGCCTCAAGCTGATGAACTGGGCAATGGATATTGCGCCAGAAGGACCGGAGCAAACATCGATCGCTCTTTTCCTGCGCGGTCATATCGAACTGGTTGTTTCTTCGGACCCGCGGTTCAGCAAGCTCAAAGACGAATTGTTCGGGAGGAAGCCATGACCTCCGCCCGCCTAGAAGCCGCCACGCAATCGCGCCGCGCGATGTTCCGACAGAAATACGTCGGCTGCCGCGAGTGCCACCGTCCACTTTCCATTGAAAACCAGATCGAGAAGTTCTGCGACGACTGCGGCACTGTAACGCCGGTCGAAATTCGTGAGGGGAAGGCATGAAGAACCTCAATAACCTGAACGCAATGCGCGATGTCACCGCAGCGATGAAGCTTTACGGGTTTGCCGGCGATCACGAATGCGGGCTGTTTCGCGTGTCGTCATCGGTTGATGGCGTGACGATTACTGTCATCGCGACTGCTGGTAACGGCTGGGATCATGTTTCTGCGTCCCGCGAGGATCGCTGCCCGACATGGGAAGAAATGGAGCAGGTGAAGCGGCTGTTCTTCAAGGACGACGAAACGGCCTTTCAGCTTCATGTCCCGCCGGCGGATCACATCAGCTTTCATCATAATTGCCTTCATCTGTGGCGCCCGCTCGACGGCAAGTTTCCGATGCCTCCATCATGGATGGTCGGCCCGAAAGTGAGGGCGGCATGATCGCATCTATGCACCCTGATCAACAGCAACTCCTCATCTACGCATCCGTGGCCTTCTCGGCATTTGTTGCATCGCTCGTGGTGGCGGCCGTGATGGCGCACCTGGCGACGAGGAAGAAGTGATGGCAGTGAAGAAGCTGGCGTCACCGCCGTATCATTTAATCTCCAAGGTGAAGGATGATCGCGCATCCGAGGCTCTTGACGCCCTCTGCGTTGTCTATCCCGGCAGTCTTTCAGCAAAGCAGTTGATGAGGAGAGTTGACCCTAGTTGGCAGACTAATCGGGTCATCTCGTTCGCCTCGCTCTGCAATCAATTCATCAAGATCAATCAGGTGCTCAAGGTCAAAGGCTGGCAGGCCGAACGGACCAATGGGACTCCTGATGCAAACTACTGGCTTTCGCCTCTGGGCGGCGGCTGAGGCTCCTTTCGTGTGCCGTCCTTGCTGGTGACCTCAACTTACCGAAACCAGCAAGGATCGCATTCACGATGTCAGAGTACGGCGTTCAACCGACAGGTTCTAATAAACAGGGAAAACAGGGAAATAATGCCATGAGTACGGCAATTGCGTCCGAGTATGTGAGGAAGATGGTGGAGCGGGAGACGGCCGGTAACGGCGACGTCGAGAACGCGGTCCGTCGTCTCGCAAGGCGTCACAATCTCTCTTTCTGGCAAATCATGCACCTCCGGGCAGGGCGGGCGAAGTCGGTCACGATCGACGCCTTCACCCAGATACGCCGTGCGTACCTCGAATATTGCGAGGCCGAGATCCGGGCTTTGCAGGAGGAAATCAAACAGGATCGGGATCGGTACGAGGACAATGACGATCTTCTCAATCTGGAAAACGAAACTCAAGCGCTGGCTGAAAAAGTTCGGTTGGCGAAGGAAAGGATGAGGCGGTGACAGTTGGGCATAACTCAAAACTGACAGAGGCGGAAAGCCAAGCCCTATGGGGGCACCACACCCGGCAGCGCGTTTGGCTCTATCACGAGCAGCAGGCGCTAAAGGAGACGGAACAGAAGTACAAGGCGGACGCCAAGAATGATGGTATCTCCGAGAAGGACCTGAAGGATTTCATCGAACTGACCTTCACGACCGACAAGCAGAAGAAGATTGACGAGTTCGCGCGCCGGAAGCGGATCATGATCAACACCGGTCTAATCCCCGACGTCCGCCAAGGCGACCTACTGACGGATCGCGCTGGCAAGCTCGAAATGATTTACGCCGAAGGATTCCAGGCTGGCCTTGCCGCGCTGGACCGGGTGTCCAAGCAGAACGGCGGCAGCGACGAAGACCGCGAATGGCTCCGCGGCTGGGACGACGCGCAGAAGGTAATGCTCGAAAACCTTCAGTCGGCCATGGAAAAGCGCAACGCCAACAAGAGCAAGGAGGAGCCGCCGGCGAATACGGATGGCGATGATCCCTTCACCCTCAAGCAAGACGACTGAGTTCCCCCGGCCAGCAGACCTCCCAAGCGCTGGCCCAACTAACCCGGTGCGAGACATGTAAAGCGGACCCCGCACCGGGTTCTTTCTTCCACGAGGTGAACATGATTTTGGTTTCATGCCCCACTTGCGGCAACCACATGGGCGAATTGCCAGAGCCTTCAAAGGTCAAACAGCACCTGTCTCCGCTAGAAGCCAAAGCGTTTGAGACGCTGCTTGCATCCGGCGCCGACGGATTGATGCGCATTGACCTTTCCATAGCCATTCACGGCCAGAAGGAAGGCACAGAGGACAACCGCCTCAAGCAGACCGCCGCGATCATTTCCGATGTCCGCAAGCGCATCGAGCCATACGGATATCACATCCAGCGCTTGCGCACCCATGGCGACAATCAGGCTTATCGGGTTGTTCCCTTGGAGGTGACGCCATGAGAGTTCTCGGTCTCGACGTCTCAAAGCACGCTGGCTGGGCTCTCTGGGAAACCAAGAACGCTCTCGCGTCGATCCGCTGCGACGTGATGGAGTTCCCGGCAAAGGCATCAATCGAATATTGCGCCGACCAGATGGGCCTCAAGGTGACGAAACTCATCAAGGACGAGAAGCCGGATTTCATCGTTCTCGAAACCGCTCTCAAGATGAGCCCCAAAGGTTCTGCAGCAACGGTATCATCCTGCATGCTCCATGGCGCTGTCTATGCCACGCTCGGCAATTGGGGCAAGCCATGGGGGACTATCAGCGCAGCCACATGGCGCAAGATGTTCTTCGGCGCTGGCTACAAGCCGCCACTCGACAATCACGGCAAGAACGACTGGAAGCGCGCCGCTATTGAGCAGTGCGAATTGGAAGGCATCATCTTGCCGGAGAAGAAAGCCACCCGAGACAATGCGGCCGAAGCTGCTGCGCTCGCTGTGTGCTGGCGTGGCGTCGAAATCCACGCAGGCCGGTATCGACCAGCATTCCAAGACTTTCTTCAACAGCGCAACGAGCGCGCGCCGTCGGGCGATCTGTTTGCGGGAGCGAGCGCATAATGGGAAAGAGATCTGATTTCGAGCGTCGGAAGAACGACGCATACCAAACACCCGCTCCGGCTGTTCTGCCTCTGATCCCACACCTTCGCGGTATCAAAACCTTCGCTGAACCGTGTGCGGGCGAGGGAAAGCTTGTGAAGGCGCTAGAGAGCCACGGCCTCGTCTGCAACTTCTTCGATGACATTGAGAACGGGTTTGACGCCCTCACTGATGATGCTCTGGAACTAGCACGTTTTGATGCGATCATTACGAACCCGCCATGGACGCGTGAAATCCTTCACCCGATGATCCTCCGGTTTCAGTCTATCGCGCCGACGTGGCTGCTGTTTGATGCCGATTGGGTTCATACGCGCCAGGCTTTGCCCTTCATCGACCAGTGCAGCCACATCGTTAGCGTTGGCCGCGTGAAATGGATCGAGGACTCCAAGTTCTCCGGCAAGGACAACGCAGCTTGGCACCGTTTCCATAGCCAGCACGTCGGCGGCCCACGCTTCTTCGCAAGAGAGGCGGTGGCAGCATGAACGCCATGCCACAAGAATTCGCCGCTGTTCCGGCGAACATCGACGCCGAGCAGCAATTAATAGGAGCCTTGCTGATCAACAACGAAGCACTGGAGGCATTGCCTAGCTCGTTTGACGATCGGCATTTCTTCGAGCCGTTTCACCAGTCAGTGTTCCGGGAAATCAAGCGCCTCGTGGAATTGGGGAAGAGCGCAAACCCTGTGACAGTGAAGGCGGGCGTCGATACCGGGGCAATGATCGGAGACCTCACAACGTCTCAATACCTGGCGCGCATGGCTTCCGAGGCCGTTTCCATCATCAACGTTCCCGGCTTTGCCCAAGCCATCACATTCGACGCCATGCGCCGTGGCCTCATTTCCGTTGGTGAACAGGCCGGAGAGCTTGGCTTTCAATGTGGCGACGAATTGACCTTCATCGAACAGGCAGATGCTCTCAGGGAACAATTTGAGCGCATCGTCCGCGGTCTGGAATCGGATGATGAACTGACCTTGGCGGATGCTGCGGATCGAGCCCTGAGCGCCACCAATAACGCTTTCCGTGGCAACGGTCATACAGGCGTCGATTATGGCTTCTCGCCTCTGTCGGGCCTGATCGGGCCAGCAATGGCCGGACAGCTTATCGTGATCGGTGGCGGCACCAAGCAGGGCAAGTCAACACTCATCGAGCAGATCGTCATGGGTGCCGCGATGAACGGCCACCCGGTCTGGGTTTATTCCGGGGAAATGCAGGGCGAAGAGCTTGCCCACCGCGCACTGTCCCGCATCACCGACATTCAGGCATGGCGCCAGATCCGCGGCAAGGTTTCGGAATCCGAAGTCGAGAAGCTCATGATCGCCAAGACCAACGCCATGACATGGCAGGAGCGGGTAATCATCCGCGACAAGCCGATGACGCTGACCCAGATAGAGCGATCCGTCACCAACTTCACCGCCCGTCATCCCGGAGGCATGGCCATAGTCGACCATATCGGCCTCGTGGAGCGCGACAAGAGCAACATGCGGCTCACCGATCAGGATTTCGGCCCGCTCGTCACACGCACGCTAAAGATGCTGGCGAACAAGGCATCGCTCCCGATCTTCGCGGCGGCACAGCTAAAGAAGAACACCTTCGCGATCGAGGACCGCACCATCACCCGCAAGACCTTCGAGCAGGCCATCAACCGCCGGCCGAAGTATGCGGACATCCTAGGGTCCGTCGAGAAAGACGCCAATCACGTCATCATTCCATTCCGCGCCGAACCGATCCTGCAGGAACTTGAGCCGGTCGAAGGATCGGCAAACTACGGCGATTGGGAAGCCGTCATGAGCCAAGTGAAAGACAAGGCGGAAATCATTCTTGCCCTGTCCCGCCATACCCGCTGGCCACAGAGGAAAGAGGTAGGCTGGTCTGGAGGCAAAACGATGTTCATCGACCTGGCTAAAGCTGATCAGGAGAAGCTGTTTTGACGCAAGTTTACGCAACATTGCCTGACGTTGAACGTCTGCATTCGGTCTTGGCATACGACCCGATATCCGGCGTTCTATTCTGGAAGCATCGAGATCGCGGCGAATTCAAATCCTTGCGGGCACAAAGGGCGTGGAACGCTAGATATGCAGGAAAGCCTGCGGGTTCTCTTTCTGGCGATGGCTACACGCAGATCATTATAGACAGCAAGTCTTACCTTGCGCATCGCGTAATTTGGAAGATGCAGACTGGTCGAGACCCACAAAACGAAATCGACCACGAAAACCACATCAGGCGTGACAATAGGTGGGCAAACCTGCGCGATGTGACTTCTGGAGACAACAACAAGAACGCGAGCCTTCCGGCGCACAATAGATCGTCTGTCGTTGGTGTCGGGTTTATGAAAGCCAAGGGCAAGTGGAGAGCTAGAATCGGGTCCGGCAAACAAGTCCAATACCTTGGCTTATATTCCACATTTCAGGAGGCTGTCGCCGTAAGGAAGCTGGCTGAAAAAGCAGAAGGATTTCATGAAAATCATGGCCTATCTCCCGTCTCCCAACTCAAGTCGTCGGAGCAAGGGAGGGTGGCCCTGTGATCCCAATGAAAGTCCTTATCGCCTGCGAGTTCTCCGGCACGGTCCGCAATGCCTTTCTCGACCGCGGCCATGACGCGTGGTCGTGCGACCTTCTGCCGGCCGAGGATGGCAGCAACAGACATATCACCGGTGATGCACGCGAACTGCTGAACGACGGTTGGGATCTGCTCATGGTTGCCCACCCGCCATGCACCCGGCTTTGCAACAGCGGAGTGCGCTGGTTGTCCAAGGCGCCACCCGGCAAGACAGAGGCTGAAATGTGGGCGGAACTGGACGAGGGCGCCGCGCTGTTCTCCACCTTCTGGAATGCGCCGATCGAGCGTATCGCGATCGAGAACCCGGTGATGCACAAGCACGCCAAGGAGCGGATCGAGAACTATGAGGACTTCGCCCAGAGCGTCCAGCCTTGGCAGTTTGGCCACCCGGAGGTGAAGCGGACATGCCTCTGGCTCAAGAACCTGCCGCCGCTCGTCCCGACCAACATTGTCGACGGGCGTACAGCACGGGTTCATCGCATGCCTCCCGGTCCAGATCGGTGGAAAGAGAGATCGAGGTTCTTCACCGGCATAGCCGAAGCAATGGCAGACCAGTGGCCGGAATACGCCAAGCGCGGCCCGCAGCAGATGGATTGGATCGCAGCATGACGAATAAATACGCGGCATATGTCCAAGAAGTGCCTGGCGGCTATAGAGCCATGCTCCGGGTATGCCGGGAAGCCAAGCCAAATCCAGTGATGGACAAGGGCGACAAGCCAAAAATCTATCCAACCAGGGCCGCCGCGCTGACAGAACTGCTTTCTCACGTCGTCGGCTTTATGAACGGCCGTCCGATCCGCGGCGAGCATTTCAATGATGAGCCCGCCGTCAGCGATGCCGACGCCCATTTCAACCTCAAGCCATTCGTCAAAGCCAAGGGCAGCAATAAGCGAACCATTGTCGAGAAGGCACGACGCAAGGGCAAAGAGATCAGCGTGGAAAGGATTCCGGCATGAAGAAACCAACTTTTTGCGATTTTGCCATGGGCCGCGTCGTTATCGACTTTCGGAACTACACCATGGATGAGCTTAAAGCCCTCCGCCATCTATGCCGCTTGATCGAGCCAGACTGCAATGAACCGGCATATTCGTTCGGCGCTTGCTATTACGTGAACCCGGAACACTGCCGCTGGTACGAAGGATCAAGCCACCATTTAGTCAGGAAGCAGACATGCCGCGCGACTGACATCGTCTTGCCCTTTGAGGTGGCAGCATGAGCGATCTATTCGGACGTGGCGTTGAGCTTGACGCCGTCTTTCATGGCAATAATTGCCGCCTTACGCTCAGCCGCAGATGGGGTCCGGGGCCGATAGCCTTCGTGATTGGATGCAATCCATCTGACGCGAGCCATCTCAAGGAAGACCCTTCGTCTCGATGGATGACGAGATGGTTCCAAGAATACGGCTACGGCGGTTATGACCTTGGCAATCTCTACCCGTTCATCACGCCTCACCCAAAAGTATGCAAGCAGCTTGTCGATAGCATTGATGGAGGGGCATGGGGTGTCCGTGATGATCTTCACTTTGTGAACCTCCCTCATATCGTGAGCAAGGCAAAGTCTGCCGACAAAGTCTTCGTGTGCTGGGGTGCCATCGCTTGGGACATCGACTGGATCAACCATGTCGTGGAAGAAATTCAGACTGGGGTAGGCCCTTATCCAGACCTTTGGTGCTGGGGAACGACATCTTCTGGCGCGCCGAAACATCCAATGGCGCGAGGAAAGCACCGCATGGATTGGGATGCGAAGCCTATCATTTGGAGGGCGGCAGCATGACAGAAAACCTTAAGATCATTGATCTACCGCCTGATCAATGGGCAAGAGCTGCCAAGTGCGCGGCGAAGACCATTGCCGCCGGAAAAGACAGCGAAAACCACCCGCCGAAGTATTGGCGCGATCCGACTATCCGCGTGATCAACTGGGAAGGTGACGTTATCGCAAGGCCTGTCGAGCCGAGCGGAGACGCAGCATGACCCACCACCGCTCCCTATACACCAAGGAACAGATAGCCGCGGCTGCTGCCCTGTGGCGTGACGGCTACACTATGTACGACATGGCCGAAAAGCTCGGCATGACGTGGAGCGCGGTCAAGAACATGACCAGCCCCCGCCGCGGCACATTCCCGTATCGCAAGAGCAACGCGCGGCGCTCGAACCCGATCGTCAAACAGGTGGCCGATGAACCCACAGTAGCGCCTCTCAAGGCTGGCTGCGTGGTCAGAACCACATTCACCGGTGCCAAGATCACTTTGCCGCGTGTTGCGTTTATCGACGGCCCAGAGCCGGACAGTGAGGCAGCATGAACCAGATGGTGACAACAGGCTATCAGGACATGAACGGCATCTGGCCAATGCCCAAGATCACCCGCACGACAAAGGCGGCGCGCACGGCAAGCAAGTACATGCTGCTGCGGGTATCGAAGCTCACCACGAGCCACACCCTCGTCGTCTCGTGGGAAAGCGAGTACATGCCATACGCCGGCGGCTCAACGTCGCGGGAGAGGCGCAAGTCGATGACTGAGATCGCCAAGCGCGTACTTGAGCGCTATCCCGATTTCACGCTGGCGGAGATCAAGGGGCCAAGGCGCAGCGACTATCTCATCAAGGCAAGGTTCGCCGTCATCGACGCTATCAAGCGGGAGCGGCCTGACCTCAGCTATCCGCAGATCGGCAAATTTCTGGGCGGACGTGATCACACCACCATTATGGCGGCTGTACGCGCCATAGCCGAGCGCAAGGCAAAGAAGGAGTGGGACGATCTATGACCAACCACCCGAGGGCCGAAGCAATATTTGCAGAGCATGGCATTGCAGTTGTGCCGGCGCATGTAATGCCGGCCGTCGGGCAGACACGGGCAATTGTCACGCTGGAGCGCATCATAAACCGCCATGGAGACGATCACGCGCGCTTTGTGGTCATGACGTTGGCAGAGACCGCCAACAACAAAGGCTTCATTGACGAGACGTCTCTCTGGGTCGTTTCCGACATGATCCGCGCGGCCGAGAAGAACTTTCCCGAACTGGTCACCACCAACGTCACCGCCTGGTTCTCGTTCTTCGACACTCTCCCGCTGGGCTGGCTACAGTTCTGGGCTTTGGACCTCGACGGGGTGGTATCCAAACGACATGCTTTGGTGGGCATGTTATACGAGAGAATGAAGCGGACGTTCGGCGCAATGGCGAAGCAACCGGACCTTTTGGATGACAGGAGATCGGCATGATTGAAATGACTGGACGAGAAATCGGCGAACGTTTCATCCGATCGGTGCAGATCATCGAGAAGCTGTACCGGGTTGGTCCATCGCAGAGCAGGGCGGCATGGGTAGAGGTTCCGTACACGCAGGCCGATAAGAACGGCTGGGGATCGGAAAGGCTGGCCGACGAGCGCAAAGCCTTCTGGAACTCGATCAACCGCGCACCAAAGGCGTGGGAGATAACCGAGGCAGAGGAAACGCAAGGCTGGCTCTCTCTGGTGCCGAATGAAGAAGAGCGCACCGCGCTGATATCATGGGCTCGGTGCATGGCTCTCAACGCTGTCTTCAAGGACTGGTGCCGCAAGCAAGGTATCCACCCGGAGACAGGAAGACGACGCAAAGAGCGGGCAATCTTACGTATTTTGTTAGCATTTTCCCGCAAGCCATTGCAGCATAACGAAAACGACCTGTTTTCCCTGTTGCCTGACACCCCCGAAATCAGCGATAAAAGCGTCAACATCGCAGAAGACGCGCCGACGAGTTGGATGGCCGAAAACGCAAAGCCGATGGCATGTGACTTCGACAGCGAACTGCAGGACTTTTCCTGGGCGCAGAAGCGAAATGAAATTCGTCGCCAGCGTGAAGCTCGAAAGCGCGAGGCGGCATAAAGTTAAGTCGGTGTAGAGCAGCCCGGTAGCTCGCTTGGCTCATAACCAAGAGGCCGCAGGTTCAAATCCTGCCACCGCAACCAAATTCGAGATAGGTGGGACTCAGCGGGCGGATCGAAGCCAGTCGTGGCCACCAAGCCGGGTTAGTAGGGAATGGCCATCGAACACCCGGCGGCTATTCGCCCGATGGGCAACGACAACAGAACCCCCGCCGCCTCTCAACGAAGCGCACCGTTGGGGGTCATATTCGCCCAACAGGGCAACGAGAGAGCGACCCCGGCACCCCATGGGCAGGCGCTGTAAACTGGAGGATGGGGTGGCCCGGCGTAGGGGCGTGTGGGTGACATCACACTCTGAAAGGACGCATGAAAGCCGCTCCGCTTGTCTGGGCGGCTTTTTCATTTTCAGTTGACCGGCTTCTGCTTGGTCCTCAAGTCCGGTTCTCGACACAAGTTTCTTGTGGGTGAGGCCGGCATCCATTTCACCAGCCCCGCCCGTAACAAGGTGGGGCTGAACCGATTCAGGAGGCCTGATCGGCGTCTGTTTCATGTTCACTTCGGAATTTGGCACCCAAGCCAAAGAGGCCGCCAAAAACGTTTTGTGGTGGCTTCTCCATAAGCAGTTTTGCGATACGTTGCAGGGACATGTTGTCCTTGATCGATCGGAGATTGTTGTCAGTCGCGTTGATATCATCGATCTTTCCGAGGAAGTCATCAACGGACCAGTCGACGGTAGGGAACTTGAGTTGCTTTTTAGCTTCGACGGTAAAGAACTCGACCCCATCAGAGGTGGGGCTTGCTCTAAATGGGGTGTGCGCGACCATGTTTCTGTACTCCGACAGTTTCCTTGCTCGGAGAGCCCAACGGTCGAACGTCGCAGCCTTTTCTTTGTCAAACACGTAGAAGTCGACCAGAGCCCGGAGGGCGTTGATCTTATCGTTCAGAGTCATGTTTCTGGAGATAATGGCGAGCTTCGGCATTTCGACTTCTAGGACTTCGCCCACGGCGCTGTTGATTCCGGCTTCTAGCAGCGCGAAGTACCCCATGAATGAGCCGACCAGGACAAACGCTCTAGTGTCGTGATCCATTGCCAGCAGAGTGTCTTTGTCCAGCGTTACCAAACCTCATCCCCCAAGGTTACCCATGCCAGTACTCAAGAATGCACGGCGGCCGGGTAGGGTGCAATAGCCATGACAGCCGACGACGCCCGCGAGCAAGCCTGCACCCGGTTCCTGGAACCAACCAACGCGGCATACATCGGCAAGATAAACGACAACGGCGATATCAGGTCTGCACTGTTTGACGACGAGGGCGAACCGCTGGCGATCGGTAGCGAAATCACGCTGCGCCAGGTCGCGATGACAAACGGCTTCGTGGTCGTATCCAGACATTGACCGTATTCGCCCACAGGAGGCCAGAAGATGCGCTTGATCATCAATCTTGGTCTACTGGCTGCTGTCGTGCTCTTTGCGCTGTGGCGCCCGTCTGACGCAAAGCAGGTCGCATATCTGCCGAGGCTTGATAGACCATCTGACACCGTCGCGATGATCAAGCCGAACCGCCCATGCATCGTGGATCGAGCGCCAGTCGTCATTCAGTGGCAGGTGGTTGACCAGAGCGGGAAGAGGAAGACGGCGGGGTATATGATTATCCAGCGGGGGTGCGTTCGGTGATTATTCATTCCGGCAAGACCGGATCACATCCCCGTCAGCAATGGCGGGGCTGGTGCTTTCTAGAAGGATGCACTTTTAGTCGTCAGCTTAATCTCGCGCCCGGATTTCCTGAGCGCTCGACGCTTCACTAGCGCAATAATAAGCGATGCGAGAAATACGGCGCCAAGGAGAGCGGTTATAAAGAGAAATGGGATCGCTAATTGGCCCTGAGATTTGAATTCTTGAACGCAGGGTACTAGGAAACCAACGGTTCCGCTCGCAAAAAGCGATGCTACAAAAATGTGGTATTCGTAGTCAGACAAAGCGCTTGCGTCCACCATTCTGATGGCTATTTGCTCAGGTACGAGGACCGAGACATTAAAAGCATCGCCTGCGGGGTTAGGGATAGCTTGTTGTTCAGGATCAGCCATTTTAGTCTGTCCGCTCGTTCAGATCTACCCATTCTTCTGACTTCAGGATGCCTTGATAGCGCCCCTGCATAAGCGGGGTAACAACAAAGCGAATTCTCCCCGGATACCGGCGGCTGAGTTCAGTGAGGCCATCAATAATTTGCTGTCGACCAACAACCTCAGTTTTTACAATGTAGTAGGTCGTCAGCGGCTTGAACCAAGAAAAAGGCCGAAGAACCTCCTGCATCTGGCTACTGATGGCAGTCCTATCATATCCATCAGTTATGTCCCAAGAAACGGCAATATGCACGCTGGTGTCCCCAAAAAGGTTTTATCATGCCAGCACTGAAAAACACGCGGCATGAAATGTTTGCTCAAGCGCTCGCAAGAGGCGCCACCGCTACCGATGCATACTCGCAAGCAGGTTACAAGGGGGACAGGACCGCCGCCTCTAGGTTGTCAACAAATGTCAACATTACGCGCCGAGTTGACGAGATCAAAAACAGAGTGGCAGAGAAAGCCGAATGGAGCGCCGCTGACAGGCTTTTGAGCCTCAAGGGCATCTTCGACAAGGAAGCCAAAAAAGACGCTCGTATAGGCATCGCAGCTATTGCTGAAGCCAACAAAATGCAGGGCAGCTACGCTCCCTCAAAGCACGAACACAAGGGGCAGTTCACCATACTGAACCTGACCCCGGAGATTATTGGAAAGCTCTCGGCAGATGAACGCAATGTCCTCGCTGCAGCTATCCCGGTGCTCGATAAGCTCGGCTTCTTTGCTGGGCATGATCGAAGCGGTGGAACAGAGGGAGGAAGCGAACAAGAGGATTGAGGAAGAGGCGGCGCAGGCTGGCGTCTCCCTTGCATCCTTCATCCGCGGTGGCTGGCATGTACTGGAGCCGGGTAGGGCATTCGTCCACGGCTGGCACATCGACGCAATATCGGATCATCTGAAGGCGATCACTGATGGCGGGCTAAGCCGCCTCATCATCAACGTTCCGCCCGGCACGATGAAGTCTCTGACCGTCGGTGTGTTCTGGCCGGCGTGGGAGTGGGGCCCGCTCAACAAGCCTTGGCTTCGCACAATTGCGACGGCCTATAAGGAAGGGCTGGCAAAGCGAGACAATATCAAGGCTCGTCGTCTGGTGCAGTCGCAATGGTTTAGGGACAGGTGGGGCAGCCAGTTCAGTCTCATGCCGGATCAGAACTCGACGCTCAAGTTTGAGAATGATCTGGCTGGGTTCAGAGCGGCCATGTCTTTCCAGTCTCTGACTGGAGAGCGCGGTGACCGGGTGATCATTGATGACCCTCTATCCGTCGACATGGCGAAATCTGACGCTGACAGGATCACAGCAAAGGAAACCTTCCTAGAGGCTGTGCCGTCTCGTCTGAGCGACCCCGAGACATCGGCAATCGTCATCGTCATGCAGCGATTGCACGAAGAGGACACGACCGGCGTAGCACTGTCAAAGAACCTTGGGTACGAGCACCTGATGCTCCCCATGGAGTTTGAGCCTGAGCGCCGCTGCTACACGGTGGTCAAGCCATCGTTCCATGACGAGAAGCCGCGCCTTGGCCAGTACGATGCGGGAAAGCAGGTATGGTACTTCGAAGGCGACGACATCCCCGAGAACCGGAGAGAGTATGTCGAAAAGTCGGAACGGAAAGCGGTTTTCTCTCAAGATATTCGGAAGGAAGAGGGAGAGCTTCTATTCACCAAGCGCTTCTCTCGTGAAGTGGTGGAGCGCGATAAGATTTCGCTCGGCTCGGTAGGCCACGCAGGGCAGAACCAGCAGCGACCGGCGCCACGCGGTGGCGGCATGTTCAAGCGGTCGTTCTTCAGCATTGTGAAAGCCATTCCGGCTGGTACTCGCTTCATTAGAGGTTGGGACTTGGCGGCGACTGAAGACGGCGACGGAGCGAGAACCGCAGGCGTCAAGATCGGAAGAATGCCGGATGGCAAGTTCATCATTGCTCACTGCGTTGCGGACAGGCTTTCACCGGCAGGTGTCCGCACGCTGATAAAGAACACGGCTGAGCAAGACGGACGGGAATGTTCCGTCTCGATGCCGAAAGACCCAGGACAGGCTGGCAAAGATCAGGCGCAGCAATTGGTTTCCATGCTGGCCGGATACAAAGCGAGGGCCACGCCTGAAAGCGGCGACAAGGTTACGCGCGCTGAACCTCTAGCGGCGCAATGCGAAGCTGGGAACGTCGTTCTCCTCTCTGGCGCATGGAATGACGATTTTCTGGATGAGGTTGAGGTATTCCCGAACGGGAAGCTGAAAGACATCGTAGATGCTTCCAGTCGGGCATTCAACGAACTCGCGCTACCACAGCCAACATCCACCACAACAAGGGTATCGGGTCTGATTTGATGGAAGACGTTAAAACGACGCACCCGGATATCACGCCGGATCGGGTAGCCGATTGGCGATTGATGCGCGACACTATGCAGGGCGCGCGAGCCGTGAAGCGATGCGGGGAGACTTATCTGCCAATGCCATCCGGGTTCAAGTCGATGGAAGACGGTGGCAGGGAGGCCTACGAAAAGGCCTACAAGCGCCGCGCTATCGTGCCTGACATTCTGGCGCCATCCGTCGCGGCGATGATCGGCATCATTCACGCCAAGGAAACGCAGATAACCATTCCCGATGGCCTCTCTTCGATATGGGAGAACGCCGACGGCGAAGGAATGAGCCTTGAGGCATTCCACCGTCGGATTACCCGTTATCTGCTCTGGCTGGGCCGTTATGGGGTGCTGACGACTGCGCCGGCAGAAGGCGGGGAGCCTTTCCTTGCTGGATATGCCGGTGACAGCATCATCAATTGGGATCGCGATTTCTTCGTGCTGGATGAGAGCGGCAAGAAGCGCTCAGGCTTCGAGTGGAAGGATAACCCGAAATTCCGCGTCCTTGAGTTGGTGGACGGATACTATGTATCGACGGTCTACGAGGGCGAGAGTCTCGATACGGTGACAATCTCCGACCCTGTAGCGCTCGGCGGTGGGCGCCTTAACTTCGTGCCTTTTTATGTAGGCAATGCCCGTGATGTTGTCCCAGCGGTGGAGACCCCGCCGCTTGTTGGAATCGCGAATGCTATCATCAACGCCTACCAGCTTTCTGCTGACTGGCGCTGGCAGCTTTACATGTCGGGCCAGGAGACGCTCGTGGCCATCAATGGCGAGGCTCCCAAGACCGTCGGCGCTGGTGTCGTGCATCAGATGATGGGCAACGACACGATGACGCCGGATCTGAAATACGTGTCTCCGACATGTGCGGGTATCCAGAAGCACGAGGATGCAATCGAGAAGCAGAAGGAAGCCGCGGTTATGGCCGGCGCCCGGATGTTCGAACAGCAGCAGTCAACGCAAGAGAGCGGCGAGGCGCGCAAGCTTCGCTTCGCCAGTGAGACGGCAAACCTCATGAGCGTTGCGCAGGTGTCTGCAGCATTGCTTGAGCGAGGGCTGAAGGCCGCAGCCCGCATGAAGGGACTTGATGACAAGGATATCGTCGTCGTTCCCCCGAAAGACCTTCTCGACAGCACCATGTCGCCGCAGGATTTTGCACAACTGTTCTCGGTCTACACCCAGAACGGCATTTCTTGGGAAACCTTCTACGAACGCGGACAGGCGGGCGGGATATTCTCGTCAGAGCGGGATGCGGACGAGGAATACGCGCTTATCGACCCTGAAGGCGCGGAAGAGGAGCGGCTCGCAGCCGTAGCCTGACATCGGCCGTAGTGCGGCCACATCAACCCACAGCAGGAGAAAAGGCCAATGGCCCTGAAACTCGTTCTGGACTCGCTCGACAATGTCGAAGAGGCCATCAAGTCCCTTTACGTCGAACACTCCGATGGCAAGTTCCATCTGGATACCGACGCCGACAGCGTCCGAGGTCACCGCGACGTTCTCCCCCTTGCCAACGCCTATGAGCGCACCAAGGCCGATCTGGCAACCGCCAAGACTGATCTTGCAACCGCGAAACAGAAGGCGGCGCCAGAAGACTTCGACCCGGAGACGTGGAAGAAGCTGAAGGATGGCAAGACCGATGACGCCGCGCATCAGCGCCAGCTTGTCGAGCTTCGCAAGACCCTCGAAGCCGAACGCGATGAGTGGAAAGGCAAGTTCGAAGGCGAAGTCACCAAGGGCAAGAAGGCCGCCGTCAATGCGGCGCTGACTGACGCCCTCTCAGCCTCCGGCATCACCAACCCGACATTTGTCAAAGCAGCTCGTGCGCTTCTGGAGCCGCGTGTGGCCATGGATACGGATGAAGCCTCCATGGATATCGGCCTTGGCCCCATGGGCATTGCCGAAGCCGTCAAGCGCTGGTCCGCAGGTGATGAGGGGAAGGCCTTCGTGGCTCCTGCCAAAGGCGACAATGCCAAGGGCAACGAGAACGGCCACCAACATCAGCAGGTGAAGGGTGACTTCGGCGGCGATGCCAAGGCTCGCGCTGCCGCAATCTCCGCAAAGTTCCCTGAACTGAGCGAAGGCGCCTGACAACCTACTATTCGCCCACAGCGGCGTTTTCTCCCGTGATCTCAATGAGGTGACGGGCATCTGGGCAATGCCCGCAATCACACCCAACCATCACGGAAATCAGAAAGGAAACGACCATGTCTCTTTCGCAGATGCAGGTCTTCAACAAATACTTCATGCCCGCGACCATCGAAACACTTGCCCAGATGGTCGAGAAGTTCAACGCGGCTTCCGGCGGGGCTATCCGCCTGACCACGGAAGGCTTCGAAGGCGACTTCCTTCAGGAATCGTTCTACGCTGCCATTCACTCGGCCCAGCGCCGCGTTGATCGCTATGCTGCTCAGGCCAGCGCTTCGGCCACCGACCTGACGCAGCTCAAGCACTCCTCCGTCAAGGTTGCCGGCGGCTTCGGCCCGGTTCGTTATGAGCCGTCGCAGATGACCTGGCTGGACAAGCCGACCGCGGAGGGCATCGAGGTCGCTTCCCGCAACTTCGCAGAAGCCCTTCTCCGCGACCAGCTTAACACTGCCGTGGCTGCACTCGTTGCCGCCATCAGCAATCAGGCGGCCGCCACCAATGATGTGTCAGCCACCGCTGGTGTCAGCTACATCACCATGAACGACGCTCATGCCAAGTTCGGTGATCACTCTGGCAATCTCATCTCCCAGGTCATGAACGGCACGGCATATCACAAGCTGATCGGCCTCAACCTCGCGAATGCACAGCAGCTCTTCCAGGCCGCAAACGTTCGCGTCGTGGACATCCTCGGCAAGATGGTCATCGTCACCGATGCTCCGGCTCTCTACGAGGCCGGCACGCCGAACAAGCTCAAGGTGCTGTCTCTGGTGGCAAATGCTGCCACGGTCTCTGACAGCCGCGACATCATCTCGAATATCGAGACGAAGAACGGCCAGACCCGCATCGAGACGACGCTGCAGGTCGATTACACCTTCGGCCTCGGCCTCAAGGGCTACACCTGGGATGAAGGCAACGGTGGCAAGTCCCCGACCGACGCGGAACTCGCGACCGGCACCAACTGGGACAAGGTTGCGACCGACATCAAGCACACGGCCGGCGTCATCACCATCGGTGATCCGACCAAGTAATCGGCGAGGGGCGGGCTACGGCTCGCCCTTTCCTTTCCCATTGGAGACAGTGAAATGACGAAAGAACGCGAGATCGCTTATGAGCCGCATCCGGTCTCCCCGGAACGGAAGGCTGAACTGCGGAAAGCCGGTTACAAGATCATCGATGCCCGCTTCGACCCCGATGCAAAGCCGGCGCCAACATCCGGCGAAGCACCCGCTGGTATCGGCACTAACAGCGGCGATCAGTTCTCTGACGATCAGCTTCGCGCAGTGATCAAAGAAGCCACTGGCAGGGCCCCTCACCACAAGCTTGGACGTGACAAGCTCATCGAGCAGTTCAACGCGCTCAATGCCGCCGCCCATCAGGAAGAAACCGCATCCAACGGGCTTACCCGCCGAGAGATCGAAGCCGACCTGAACGCCATGGAAGTCGAGTTCGATCCGAACGACGCGCTCGAAGACCTTGCCGCGTTGCGCGACCTGAGCCGCGAAGAGCGCGACAAATAATCCTCACAAAGCACAGGAGAGCCATCAATGAGCGTGGTTGTTTCTTTCTTCAAGCCGGGTGGCATTGGTGGCGTTGGTGCGGCTCCAGGGATTGGTTACTGCCGCGCTACGGAAGTGTTGTCAGTTCCCGGAACCACAACAACTGCATCGCAGGCGGGAGAGATGATCCTGATTGTGAGCAGCGAGAGCAACGTGGTTCGTGTGGCGCATGGCAACACGCCAGATGCTGCCGCCGCGGCGTCTACCTCCGAAACCACGGCGGGCTATCCGGTCGCACCGGGTATCATGGTTCCTGTGGCTCCAGGTATTGGCCACAAGATCAATATCAAGGCCCTGGCCTGATGTCTCAAGATATCGCAGCCGTCAATCTAAGCCACATGATTGCCGTAACTGACGATGGCATCGTCTGCGAGATAACAAACATGTTCGATGGCAACGGCGATGAGACCGACGACTTCAATTCTGCAGTTGTCGGCATTGTGCGAGTTGGCGACGATGAATTGTTCACAGTGGTCTTTGAAGACTATGAGACGGCGAGGGTGCACTGATGGCCGACTACTATGGAAGTCTGGCGGATGCGCTTGTCTACCACGAGAGCCGAGGAAACGCGGCGTGGACTGCGGTAGGGGTTGATGACGCCAAGCGCGAGGCGGCGCTCCTGCGGGCTTCTGAGGCGATCGACGGCATCTATGGCCCTCGCTTCCCCGGCAAGAAGGTTAGTCGCTCTCAGGCGCGCGCATGGCCACGCACCGGCGCCGTGGATCTATGCTCGAATGAGCAGATACCGGAAGACGAGACGCCGGTTGAAGTTGAGAATGCAACGTATGCTTTGGCGCTGGCGGAACTGACAACGCCGGGATCGTCCACCCCCACACTGACGCTCGGCAAGTCCGTGAAACGTCAGAAAGTCGGCAGTATCGAACGCGAGTTCTTCAGCCCGCAAGAAGGCGTGCCTATCACCATCGAAAGCCTTCGCCCGGTCCTGACGGCGGTTGAGGACGCTCTGCGCTGCATCATAACCCCCGATCCCAGCAAGGGCGGCACGTTCAAGCTGGAGCGGTTCTGATGACGTTCTACGAGGAAATGCGGGAAGTCGCAGAGGAAATGATTGCCGAGTTCGGAATGCCTGGCGCCATCCGCCGCGCGGTGATATCCGGCCCTGATTACGACCCCGAGATCACCGAGACTGATTATGCGTGTAGTTTGGTCACGCTGGAGTATGAAGATCGGGACATCGACGGAACTCTGGTTCTGTCCACCGACAAGAAGATTTACGTTAGCACGCAGGGCCTGTCGATCACGCTCGAAAAGAGCGACCGGGTAATTGCTGACGGCAAAGCATATGCCATCGAGCGCCTCAAGCCGTTGTCACCGGCTGGTATCGTGGTTTTCTGGGAAGTGCAGGGCAGGCGATGAACGACAACGTGCCGCCATCGATCGCAGCCCGCATTCTCGTGCGCGGCGTGATCATAGGCTTCGTCATTGCATGCGCCGCAAGGCTTGGCTGGGCCGCTGGTGGCTGGATAATCGGGTGAGGCATGACGTTTGACGAACTGCTCGACAGGTACGAGCCACGGCTTGCTGCTGCGTTCCGAGAGGCTATAGACGCCATCAAGTCGAGCATCATTCTTGCTCGGGTTGTTGATCGTCTGGAGCGCGGCGACATCAACGGTGCCGTAGAGGCAATGCAGATCGATGCCGACGCCTTCAGTGCCTTGGAAATCGCGTTACAGGAGGCTTTTAACGCAGGTGGAGTCAATCTCACCGGCGAGCTGCCCAGAGTGACGGATCCGAACGGTAATAGGGTCATCTGGCGTTTCGGCGTGCGAAACCCGGAGGCAGAGCGCATCCTTCGCGAACTGTCTTCATCGATGGTGACTCACATAACCGATGATCAGCGTGACGGCATCAGGTATGCGCTCGAACAGGGGCTTGTACGTGGCGCCAATCCGAGATCAACGGCTCTGGATATCGTCGGGCGGCAGAACGCAGTCACAAAGCGTCGTGAAGGCGGCGTAATCGGCCTCACACGCCACCAGATAGAGTTTATCGAGCGGGCGCGGGTAAACCTGTCATCCGGCGACCCTGCGCTTATGCGGCAGTATCTGACGCTCAAGACGCGCGACAAGCGTTTCGACAGAACTGTGCTCGCCGCAATTCGTGCTGGGAAACCAATCCCGGCAGAAACGCTCAACAGGATAATTGCCAGGCTGAATGACAAGAACCTGTTGCTGCGCGGTGAAATGCTGGCCAGAACAGAAACGATGATGGCGCTCGGTGCTTCTCGCGATGAAGCTTTGAGACAGCAGACCGCCGCCGGCAAGGTAGCCGCGCAGGATGTGACGAAGAAGTGGCACTCGGCGGGTGACAATCGGGTCCGGCATACGCACCGGGTTTTGAATGGCAAGAGCGTCGGAGTAGACGAGAGCTTCCAGTCACCGTCTGGTGCCGTGCTGCGATATCCGGGCGACCGACAGGCGCCGATCAGTGAAATCTCTGGGTGCCGGTGCTGGGTGGAATACAAGGTCGACTACATTGGCGGTGCAGCAAGGCGGTTCAAAGCGGAGCTGGTTTGATGGCTAAGCTGTCTTTCGGGTCTTCTATAGCCGCATGGGCCGAAAAGGTCGAAGGTGCAACGGAATCGGTCTTCAAGGAGAGCGTGCAAGAAGTCGTGGAGGAAATGCAGACCCCAACGTCGCAAGGCGGGCGGATGCGCGTCGACACAGGTTTCTTGCGGGCTTCTTTGCTGGCGTCATCGACTGCGATGCCAACCATCAATCGGGCATCTGTACCGACAGAGGGGCAGACATACTCCGCCAGCTTCGCCCAGATCGAGGCGGTTATTGCCGGATCATCGCTCGGTGACACGCTCTATTTCGGCTACACGGCCGCATACGCTGGATATCGTGAATACGGAGCTAATGGGCAGCCGCCCGATGCCTTCGTGCGCATGGCGGCTCAGAACTGGAAGCAGATCGTAGACAGGAACACCGCTCGGGCTAAGGCTGCGTTTGGTCTTTAGTGTCTTCTGACTTCTTCACCATCGCCGCCTGAAGGCTGAGCAACGCCAAACGCGCGGCTTTGATGGTGTTGTCACCGAATGAGCTTTCGCCGGTCTGCTTATTGAACAGCAGATACGCCTCGTGGAGGCGGTCGTATATCTCGCTGTCTGTAAGGGGCGGCTTTTCGGACATAGAGGTTGAATACATGGCGACGGGAACGGACGCAACAATCCTTGCTGCGCTGATCGAGCATCTCAAAACGCTCTCGTTCTCGCCCGTGCTCCAGATCGCGATGCCTGGCGTCGATTTCCCGGCCGCTGGGCAGACGAAGCCCGACAATTACCTTGCCGCGTTCTTCATGCCGAACCAGACGACCAACAGCGAGGTTGGGGCAGGGCAGGAGCAGCACCGCGGCGTGTTTCAGGTCTCGGTGTTCTGGAAGAAGGGCGCGGGCCACATCAAGCCGATGGAAGCCGCTGACAAGATCATCGCCCACTTCGCCAAGGGTACCACGATTTACGCCGACGGGCTCAAGATCATCATCGATCGCAAGCCTTACGCAGCCTCACCACTCCAAGAAACCGACCGTGTGCAGGTGCCTGTGACGGTCCGATACCACGCCTTCGCATAGGAAAGGATATCCCCATGGCAGGCATCAAAACCACGCTGGCAGGCACGAAGGTGTCGATCAGCACCGCCCCGGTTACGCTTCCGCTCAATGCCGCTGCTTTCGGCGCGCTCACGTTCACCGAGATCAAGTCGGTTGGCAACCTTGGTGACTACGGCTCGGCGCCCAACATCGTGAATTACGACACTTTGGACACGGACGTTCGCTCCAAGGCCAAGGGCGTGGAAGACGCCGGCGAACTGTCGATCGAGGTCGCGCGCATCTTCGATGATCCCGGCCAGATCGCCATCCGCGCCGCTGCGCTGACCAAGTTCTATTATGCGGTCAAGGTCGAGTATGCCGACGCGCCGTCCGAAGACTGGTCGAACACCATCATGTATGCGGCCGGTCCGGTAACGGGTCCGCAGCTTCTCGGTGGCGGCACGGATGATTTCGTGCGTGAGAGCTATACTGTGGCCTTCACGGATCAGCGCCCGCTCTTCATCGCTCCAGTCAACACGCCATAAGGTGACAAATGGACCTTCTGAAACTCACCCCGAACACCATTACGGTCGACCTGAAGCACCCCGGCACGGATGCGCCGCTCGGCGTCAAGGTCGAACTGCAGAGCCTTGAAAGCGATGAGGTGAAGGCAGTCGAGCGCACCCTGAAGAACAAGGCGCTTCGGGGCGGACGCAACAATGTCACCGCAGAGAGGATTGACGACAACACCGTCGCGATCCTGTCGGCCGCTATCGTCTGCTGGGAGTTCTCGGGCGATGCCAACCTGGCTGGTGACAAGAAACCCGCCTGCAACGCCGCCAACAAGCGCAAGCTTCTCCAGGTGCCGTCACTGGCAAAGCAGATCGATCTCGCTCTGGGGAATGAAGCCGCTTTTTTCGAGCAGCCGGCGACGAGCTAGTCGCCGCTGTCTCCCAGATCGCTAAGTGGGAGACGCCCGGATACGAACTCAACGACGGGCCGAAGACGAAAGTCATCCTCACCCGTCGGGAGTTCAACGAGCGCTTTGACAAGGCTGACGAGAACCCGGAAGAGCCGGAAATTCGCGAGGATATAGAGCATATCTGGGCATGGTTCTGGCAATTGCACTCCAGACGCCAGCACGGCGCTAACGGGCCGCAGGCGATCAGCTATCCCGAAATTGACGCATGGTCTCGCATCACCGGTGAGCTGCTTCTGCGTGAGGAGGTAGGCATCCTGATCCGAATGGATGACGGATACCGGCAGGCTCTAGCGGAAGAGATGGAAGTGCAGCGGAAGGCGAGGGCGGCTGGCTGAGGAGCAATTCAATGGCTGGTGTAAAGATAGTTTGGGCTGTCCCGCCCGTGCCGAACGCGTTGCTGGAAGCGCAAGCGCAATATCTCAGGTTCAAGGAAGCTCAAAATAGCTTGATCCGTTCTGGGGCTCTAAAACTAAGCGACCCAACCGCAGTATATCCATGCCGACCGCCCCTGTGTACTGAGTATGACCAATAGGGGATTCTATGGCAGAAAACACAGCTGTTCCGGCCTCGGTAGGGTGAGCGGGGAAACGGAATGCCCCCGAGAATGTGGGGAAGTCTTGCCAACCAGCGCTTCCGAATAGTTTAATCGCGCCAACGCGTGGGCACCCAAGCTTTTCTATCACGGCGTGATGAATTGAGGTGCTTGCCAGACCGGTATCGACAAGCGCGATAACAGGCATCCACGTGGCGAGTTGAGGGTTTGAAACCTCAATCGACATGAATGGTTGAGCGAAGCTCGCTGCATTTGAGGCGATAGTTCCGCTGGAGTCTCGCCAGTCTATTGGAATGCGCGGCATCGATACCCCCCTTGGTCCCGATCCAATGAAGCATGAGGGAAAGGTGGAGTCGAGAATTTGACTCGCGTTATGCGTGATTTTTTGATTTCACTCATCCTGCTAAGGAGTCGGAAATCATGAATCAAACAGTGAGTTGTTGGGAAAAGGACAAGCTGGGTCGCAAGCAAGACGCAGAGTTTTTGTATAATTTTTTGGTTGGTCAAGTAGCCAAAAGACGGGATCAGGAGAGGCCTGGTTCATACGTCTTGAATGTGGACTCTGTTTGGGGAGGCGGAAAGAGCTTCTTCCTTGATGGTTTTGCCGAAGACCTCGAGCAACATGAACATATCGTTGTACGTATAAACGCATGGAAAGATGACCACGCTCAAGACCCCTACGTCGCGATTATGGCGGCGATCGATACCGCTCTTCTCCCTTACACAGTCGAGAAAACTAAACTTAAGTCCTCTTGGGAAAAAGCAAAATCAAGCGGTGGTGCGATCGCGCTACGTGTTGCAGGCGCAGTAACCAAAGGTCTGATAAAAAAACATACGGGAGTATCTCTCGACGATTTGGGTGACATTGTTTCCGGCGATGTGGCGCAAACGGCTGTGGAAGAAGGAGGTAAGGCGGTCGGCGAGCAACTGGAGAAGTTGTTTGATGGGACACTTGAGGCGATGATTGAGGGGTTCCAAACGACCGAGAAAGCCACCGCGGATTTTCGAAAAAGACTGGAGAAAATTCTAGAAGAGTTGGGCGGTGAGGAAAGAAAGCCAATTTTTATTCTCGTCGACGAACTGGATAGGTGTCGTCCAAGTTATGCAGTGCAACTGTTGGAGCGGGTTAAGCACCTCTTCGACGTAGATGGCATCGTATTTGTTTTCGCTACGAACTCGGAACAATTGAAACATTCTATCGCTGGCGCCTACGGTGTCGGATTTGATGGATTCAGCTATCTAAAAAGGTTCTTCGACCGCACGTATGTTTTTGAGGAGCCTTCGATTGAAGAACTCGTAACGTCCCTATGCGATGGGCTACCTGCTGGAAAAATACGAGCTCCACAGAACAAACTAGATGAGGCACTCTGGACTGGATGCCGCGCCATGGGTTTCGATCTAAGGGCAATTTTCCAAGTTATGGAAATTATCGAAAACACTGCGGTTTCTTGGCCTCATAAGATTCCCATGGATGTTTCATTGCTATTCCCGGTATGCGCCAGTTTTTATTTAACCGGCAAAGCAAAATGGCCTGATGATAAAGACCTTAACACCAAATCCGATTGGGTCATGAGAAGGTATCGCCGTAGTAACGATGGATCTGAAATAGATCAATCATTCTACATGCTCGGCATCTATAAACGGGCTAAAACTCTGATGGGGGCGCTAGCTAGCTCTATGAATGGGGAAAAGTCAGAAACCGTCGGCGACAGATACGCTCATGAAATATTTCGTCCTGAATGGAACGGCATTTATGTTGACGAACTGCAGCCGTCGATACAGGCGCAGATACTCCCGCTCGTGGTAAACGCTGGAAGGCTTAAGAGCGATCGATAAAAGTCTTCAGTAGGATGGGACATGTGAGGTAGGCGGCGCAAGCCGCCTTTCTTGTTTCCTGCAGTTGTCAGCTCATTTGAGCTTCGCTATCCATTTCTCAGATGGGGGGAACGGATATGCTGAAACAATCAATTGCTTTGTCGGTCGTGCTTATCGTAGCTGGATGCTCGTCCACATCGGCAGACCTCGAGATGAAGACGGCCGCCACAGCCAAGGTGCAGACGTTCTCCGAAAACTATCAAGAGATATACCGGCGCATCCTCACGACTGCCAAAAACTGCCAAGCAGGCAACGTGAGTGCATATGCCTCGTACGATGTCGAAGGCCAGCTTTATAACGAGTTGGGCTACGGCGAGATCACGCTTTCCCTGACGAACGTGGGCACGAAGAACTATTTCTGGAAGGCTAAGGTCGAGAAACAAGAAGCCGGCGCCAAGCTCACGGTCAATGCCGGCAACTCGTTAAACGCCGGCCAGCAGTCTAACAACGTTCTCAGATGGGCGGCTGGCGATACCGACTGCTGATCCTCAATTTGTGTACTCGCCTCTTTCGGCCTTCGCGGCCTGTTCCCGCGTGATGTAGCCATTCGAAACACAGTGATCGCGAAGAGCCTTTGCTGGCGATCCTTCGCGCGTCAGCGTGGCGCGGCAACCACTGACCATTGTTCTTTCCTGTGAAGCTGCTTCGGCGGCCTGTTTATGCTGATACTCACTCCAAGCGAAATACCCGCCGCCCGCGATAATCACGACGCAAGCAGTAGCAATCAGAAATTTCAACCAACCGTCCATTCTGGCTCCCTCTGAGGTTGCCGGAACCATACGCATTGAAACGCCGGAAGGTAAAGCCCTATGGATATCGCGCAGCTTGGCATCGAGGTCCAATCCGGCGGCGTGAAAAGCGCAACCAACGACCTGAAACAGTTCACAAATGCCTCTCGCGTTGCTGAGCGTGCCGCTGCTGGCCTGTCTGATGCATCTGGCAAGTTTTCCACATCTGAGATCACCGCTATGGCTGCGGCTATGGGGTCGGTGGAGAAGACCTCGAATGCTGCAGCTAAGGCGTTGGCAGCCGCTTCTCTGGCCGCCCAGCGCGCCGGCTCCCTTGGCACGACGGGCGTAAGGTCACTCGGTCAGTCTGCAGGCCAGGCGCAGCAGCAGGTGCGAAACCTTGCCTTCCAGTTCCAGGACATTGCCACGATGATGGCTATGGGTCAGTCGCCCTTCATGCTGCTGGCACAACAGTTGCCGCAGGTTACGATGTACGGCGGGCAGCTTACTGGCGTGTTGGGTGCCCTGAGGTCCACTCTTGCCGGGTTCATCAGCCCTCTCGGCCTGATCACGACCGGTTTTGTCCTGCTCGGTACCGCTGCGATTTCTTACTTCTCGGAATGGTTCTCGCGCGGGTCAGAGGCAAACATGACGCTCAAAGAGCAGAGCGCGCTTATCCAGCAGGTGGCGAGCGATTGGGGCGATGCAGCGCCTCAGATGCGGGCCTATGCCGATGAGATGGAGCGTGCGGCCAAGGCAAAAGGGCTCATGGATGCCGCAAACGCCGCTTCGGCTGCCCAGTACACTGCCGTCGAAGACGTGCTTGCCCGCATAAACGAAGAGTACACGGCCGCAATCCGCAATCTCCGCGGCTATGGTGATGAGACCAACGGTGTCGTCAAGAACCTCACGTCTTCGTTCACCGATCTGCAGTCGAAGATCATGGAAGGCAGCGCCACGTCGGAAGACCTGAAGCGGGCGCAGGACGCCGTCAACGTTGCTGTTGACCAGTATGGCACACCGGCCGTTCTCCGGTACGCGGCGGCTTTCTCAACGCTGGTGCCGCAGATCAATGCGGCTATCAACGCTGCGGCAAACTTCCGCAATGAAGCATCCAGCCTTCCGGGGCTTGACCGGATGAATGATCCGAGAACCTGGCGCAGTGCCGGGCGAACGGATCAGTTTGGCGCTGACGCAACGATCCAAGGAACGGCATTTCCGCTTCCTGATAATGGACCGGTTCCCGGCGGCCGCCCAACCGTGGAGCTTTCGGGCCTTCCGAAAGTCAAAGGCTCCGGCGGCGCGAAGCAGAAGGCATACGAAACCGCCACAGCTTCGGTTGCGGAGCAGACGCGCGCCCTACAGGCCCAGACAGCCGCACAGGCAACGCTGAACCCGCTGGTGAGCGATTACGGTTATGCGGTCGCGAAGGCGAAGGTGGAAACCGATCTGCTGCTGGCCGCCGAGAAGGACAAGAAGGCGATCACACCGGAGCTGACAGCGCAGATCAGCAAGCAGGCCGAAAGCTATGCTCAGGCCGTTGTCGAGCAGAACAAGCTCACAGAGGCGACGAAGAAGGCCACGGAAGCTGTCAACTTCGTGAAGAACACGACGGCCGGCTTCATCAACGATCTGCGCGACGGGTTGAAAAATGGCGAGTCCTTCTGGGAATCGTTCAGCAATGCAGCCCTGAGCGTGCTCGATCGCATCACCGACAAGCTGCTCAACGATGTTCTCGACGCTGTCTTCAAGGTGTCGAACGCCGGTTCATCGTCGGGCGGCGGCGGCTTACTATCCGGTTTGTTCGGTGGCCTGTTTGGTGGCGGCTCGCAATGGGCAGGCATCAAATCAGGCAAGATCACGGGTGGCCTCTTTGCAGACGGCGGCTATACAGGTGCCGCATCTGAAAAGGCAGTCGCAGGTGTCGTGCATGGCGGTGAATACGTCTTCTCCAAGAAGGCAACCGATCGGATCGGCGTGGGCAACCTTGAGGCAATGCATCGCAGCGCCAAGGGATATGCCGTGGGCGGGTTCGTTGGATCCGCTGCCACATCAATGCCCGCAAACAACAACGTTCAGGCAGGAGGACAGTCAGTTGTTCTGATCCAGCTCTCCCCTGAGCTTGTCGGGCAGATTTTGCAGCAGGCTCAAGGCCAGACGGTGAAGATCGTGCAGCAAAACGAGAAAAACAAGCAAAACCTCCAGCAGAACGGGCAGGCGCAGAATGGCTGATCCTATTTCGCTCCCAGCCGTCGGATGGAGGGAATGCACCTTTGATCCTGTCCAGCCACGCAGCATCAATCGCATGGAAGGCCGCCGGACGGAATCGCAATCCTTCGGCACGCCCTACTGGCGGGCAACCTATCAGGCCACGTGGTTGGACAAAGCCAAGTTCGGCCTGATGGATGCTTTCATGATGCAGGCTGGAGACGATGGAGAGACGTTCCTCGGCTATGATGTCTTCCGGCCGCGCCCAATCGCCATGGACACAGGCTCTCCGCTCTCCGGCACCAAGGCAGGCGGTGGCGCGTTCAATGGTGACGCCTTCCTGCAAGCCATAACCGGCACGACACAGTTGAACGTGGGCGGTCTACCAGCGGCGTTCGTCTTTTCCCCAGGCGATTATGTCGAACTGCGGATGTCAGTCCTCAAACGGTCGCTTCACCGTGTCATTGCACCGGCTACGTCCGACGTGAACGGCTTTGTCACTCTCAATGTGCGCCATCCAGTCGATCGGGATCATTTCACATCGAGCGCAACGGTCCACTTCGAAAAACCTTCCTGCACGATGCAGATCGACCCGGACAGCTACTCCGGCGCCAAGTCCTGGGATAACCGCGAGCCATCATTCAGCGCGACGGAGGTCTTTGTATCATGAGCCTTGATCCTGTTGTCGCAGCGCAGATTGAGAAGGGACGGATCGCCCGCCTCGACCTGATTCGTTTCGACCTTCCCGGCAAGACCGTCGGTTATCATCGGGGCGGCCGATCCTACACCTATAACGGCCTCGTCTATCTGCCGAACCGATTTCTCGACATCGGCAGCATGACGTCGGCCGTGGGAACGGCAGTAACCACCCGCACCATCACGTTTTCGGATATCCCGGTGACTGACCCAGACGATGCGGTCGCGAAGATCGAGGAGTTCGATTACCAGAACTCGCCGGTCATCATCGCCCATCTCTGCGGCGTGCCGAACACTAACGAGGTCTTGGGCATCCTCGCATCGTCCATCTATGAGATCGATCAGGTGCGCTACAACAAGGGCGCAGTCTCTGGATCTGAGCGCACGCTGACGATGGAAATTGACCTGCAGCCTCCTGGACGCTCGGCGCGAGGCTCCACGGGTGTCAAGCGATCCATCGCAGAACAGCAATTCGACAACAGCCCGACAGACACCGGCCTCGAATATGTGGCCACAAACGCCAGCATTCCTGAGGAATGGGGCCAACGGCAAGGTTGAGGAGAAGTCAGATGATGTTTCATCACAAGCAGGCAGAGCATGTCACCGTCGGCCTCTTCAAAGACCATGAGCGCCAGCCGCGGGTCACTGTCGACGGCATCAACGCCGGCACGGTCGATTACCTCGAAGAGATGATCAGGAATTTCCGTCGCCAACAGGCTGAGGCTCTTGCTGACCCCAATCAGGTCAAAGCGCCTTTCGTCATCTCGGACGGCGTCCTGTACGCTGATGAGGTGAGGGTCAAGAACCTCAGCGCGCTCTCCGTTTTCCTTGGCAACGTTAAAATAGGCGAAGCCTTCATCGGTCCCGGACGGTAATCACTCATGAACCGCTTCCGAATTGTCGAAGCTACGCTGACCGCGGAGCTTGCGAAGCCGTATGCCTATGGCACGGCCGATTGCTTCTTCATGGGCTGCGCGATGATCGACGCGCTCACAGGGTCTGAGACGGCCAAGAAGTATCTCGGCAGCTACACGACGCTGGCAGGAGCCCAGAGAGCCCTCAGGAAGCGCAAGCACAAGTTTCTGGTGACGTTCTTCGCCGCAGAGCTTGATCAGCAGCCCAAGGGCGCTGCAGAGGCAAGGCTGGGTGATCTTGTCATCCTTCGCCTCGCTGATGGTGCTGAGCACGTCGGCATCTGCCTCGGAACACGCTTCGTAACGAAAACACCTGACGGCCGGCAGGATTACGGCCTCGGGGAAGTCATCGCCGCCTTTCACATCGGATAATCGTCAATGATCTTCACCGCTATCGGGACGGCGATTGCCGGAGCGCTATTTGCTGGCTCTACGCTTGCCGCCACTCTGATCGGCGGCGCGCTGGCGTTCGGCACCAGCCTCGCATTCAGCTACCTCAAGCGCCCGAAGAAGCGCACCTACACGGCTGTTCAGGGCGAAACGCAGTACGGCGGCGATATCGACGTTCAGGCGCTGTACGGCCACGGCAAGACCAAAGGCCAGCGCACCTATTACGCGAAGTGGGGGCAGGGCAACAAATACAACGCCGAAGTTTTCGTGCTTGCCAACGGCTGGTGCGATGGTCTTTTCGACTATTGCTTCGTCTATGGTGAGCGCCGCGCGCTGATCCAGGTTGCGAACGTTGGTGGCGAAGCTGCGCACTATCGTGTCGACGGCTTCAGCGACAAGATATCGATCCGTTTCTACGATGGCCGCCCAGGGCAGCCGGTTGACGCCAAGCTGGTTGCGGATACGGCGGCTCTGGGCAACACGTGGAAGAGCACGAGCATCAATGCTGGCCAGTGCTATGTGATTGTCGAGCGCCTGTATGACAGCGCGCTATTCGAGAAGGGCAAGCCCGATTTCGAATTCGTCATGCGTGGTCTGCGAGAGTATGACCCGCGCAAGGATTCGACGGTTGCCGGCGGTTCTGGCCCGCAGCGCATCAACGATCCAGCAACGTGGGTCTTCACGCGCAACCCGGCTGTGCACCGGCTCAACTATCAGCTTGGCCTTCGGGCGCTGAACTCCGGCCGCACGCTGATCGGTGAGGGCAAGTCGCTCGGTCAACTCGATCTGGCAACGTACTTCGTCGCCATGAACGTCTGCGACACCATCAAGGCCGGGAAGCCAACCTATGAATGCGGTCTATGGGTAACCGGCGCTGACGACCATACGGAAATCCTCAAGGAGTTTGAGGATGCGATGGCGGGCTACGGCCTCAACCGTCGCGGCCTGTCTGGCGTCATCGCTGGCGCACCTCAGATTCCGGTTCTGGAAATCACCAAGGATGATCTCGATACCGGCCGGTCGAGCGAATACCAGTTCCGGAAGTCCGCTTTCGAGCGGTATAACCATATCTCCGGGCAGTTTCTGTCGATTGAGGACAACTGGAACCCGCAGAGCCTCAAGCCGGTATATTCGAATGCCGATGTGGCCGCCGATGGCCGCAATCGGCAGACGAGCAATGATTTCCTTCAGGTCACCGACCCGGATATCGCACAATACCTTCTGACCATTCGCTATCGTCAGAACCGCATGGGCGGTACGGCTGCTTTGCCTGTCAGTCTCCGCGTCGGCCTTAAGGTTCAGGAGGGTGAGTGGATCGTCTGGAATGGCCGCACATGGATGATTTCCGAGTGGCTGTGCGACGAGAGCTTCAACATCACGCTGAAGCTTTCGGAGACCAGCGCCGATATCTACGATGATGGAGGCATTGATCCGGGCCCGGTGGTTATTCCGCCGACGCCGCCGATCAACCCTTCGATCCTGACGACCGTGCAGAATTTTGCGGTCGAAACGGGCATGATCGAAGGCGCAGAGGGGTTTCAGACGCCGGTTCTGCGCTTCACCTGGGACCCGCCGCAAGACCCGTCGATAGTCGAAGTCATCTTCGAATATCGTATCAGCGGCCAGACGACCGTCTATACCGACGTCTGCAAAGACCCGGAAGCAGGCGTATATCAGACTTCCAAGGATGTGATCTCGGGCGTTTTCTACAACGCTCGGGCTACCATCCGCACCGTTCCCGATCGGTTCAAGACCTTCACGGCTTGGGTAACATCGGCCAATGTCACCGGCAATCAGACGGTGTTCGCAGAGGTCGACCTGTCGAATATTGAAGATGCCCTTGGTTGGCTCCGTAACAGCACCAGAACCGCACAGGACGCCATAGACGGCCTGATAGCGGGGATGATGGAGCTTTCTGTTGTCGCCTACAAAGATACTCGTAGTGCAGTCTATGAGCTATCGGTTGAGCTTGGCGCGGCTCGTGCTGAATATCGTGAGGATATCCAGCTTGCCGTGAATGAAACCATGGCCGTCGCCGGCAAGGTCGAAACACTGACGGCGGCGCTGGGCGGCAACACGGCGTCGATCAACATCGCATGGGCTGCAGTCGCTGCCCCGTCTGGCTATGCGGCCAGATATGGCATCACCGCAGCTGTCAACGACGAGAACTATAGGTCGGCATCATTCCTGATGGATGTGCCGTCGAATCCGGCGAACCCGACACGCATCATCATGAAGGCCGGTCAGGTCGTCATGGTGAGTGATGACGACGCCACGATAAAGCGGCCGTTCGTATTCCAGTCGGGCGTGCTGTATCTCGATGAGGTGAGGGTAAACCAGCTTTCGGCGCTGTCCGGTGTGCTGGGAAATGTTGATATTTCTAGCGCTTACATCGGCACTCTTACCGTTGGCACATCAAACATCGATCCCGGCGCAATTACCGCCGCGGCGTCTGACGTTCTTCCTGGCAACGGGTCTATCGATATTACGCTCACTCACGGCGCAGGTTCTCCCCGAGTTCAGGTGGAGGTGGTCGGGAAGGTGTATTCGGGCACATCCACCGATGGTGCTTATGTGACCTTCACGCTTCGAAACGTCACTGACGCCGTCGATGTTGAAACCTTCCTGGTGTTCTCGAAAACGACACCGCCCGCCGGTGCTGCACGCCTTCTTGGCTCAACGACGTATCTGTTCAGCCCGCCAAGCGGACGCACTCAAACGACATTTAGGCTGACCGCAACGCCGCAGGGGGCAACCCCTGTCAATTCCACAATCGTTGCACAAGCATTCAAGAGGTAACCCATGACAACCGGAAACCAGATGCAGGTTGACGCCTCTGTCATCCTGCATGAGGCAGAACTGCGCGAAACGTTCCTGAAGAACCGCACGCTTCTCCTCTCCCAGCAACTTCTCATGCAGAAGCAGGAAAACCAGATCCTTCTCGACAAGATCAACGGCCTTGAAGCCGACCTTTGCCTTGCAAAAGGTGAGGGTGAGGCCAGCGCCGTCGAAAGCGGTAACGGAGCATCCGAATAATGGCTAACACCACCTGGTACGGCGACGGCACGGCAACCGTCGCTGTCGGCTCTCGCACTGTGACCGGTACGGATACGGGCTGGCTGACGGAAGTTGCTGGCCTCACACCGATCAAGGTCGGAGACAAGTTCGGTATTCACGTCGGCCGTCCAATCGTCATCGAGCAGATCATCAGCGATACCGAACTGTTGCTTGCCGACGACTGGCCCGGTCCCGCGCAGACCGACGCGCCTTATAAAGTCGAACTGACGTCGCCGACAATTGCCGCAGTTGAGGCGATGCGCCGGCTGCTGGCTTCGCTGTCGAATGGCAACCTCGACAGCTTGTCTGAAATCACTGTTGGCACAGACGATATACCGATCGGTATCGGCCCCGGCGTGTTTGGGACTATCAATAAGGCGGCCCTCGTTCAGGGCGTCGAGTATGATGCGTGGGTTGCGAACCTCGCGGGCAGGGCGGCTTACAACGGTGCTGCCACTGGTTTCTCCGTCCTTGTCATCGATATCGGTGACGGCCGGGCTGCTCTATATTTCAAGAACTCGGCGACATCGGGGGACTGGAGTGCGCCGTCATACATTACCGGTCCTGTCGGCCCTGCTGGCGTCAACCAGCGCGGCAATTACAGCGCAGGCACAGCTTATGCGATCCGCGATATCGTCCAGTATGGCGGGTCGACATGGATCGCCAAGGTTGCGACGACAGGCAACGCCCCGCCGACACTACCGACGACGGAAAACACTCAGTGGCTTCTCTTCGCTCGCTCTGGCACTGCTGGCGTTGTTGATCGTGGTGCCTACAGCGGTGCAACTGCCTATGAGACGAATGACATCGTTCTCAACAACGGATCGACGTGGATTGCGCTCCAGCCGACCACCGGCAACGCACCGCCGGTGTTGCCGACTGAAAGCAACGCCTACTGGCGCTTGCTGGCTCGCAAGGGGACGGATGGCTCTGGGACGGGTGATTTCGTCGGCCCTCCGGGCGGTGTAGCCGACGGCCAAGTTGTTGGCTTTGACGGCACTACTGGCAAGCTTGGAAAAGGTCTCAGCGCCGCGCAAGTCAGGACCGCCGGAGATGTTTACGCGAAATCCGAGACCTATACCCAGGCGCAAACGCAGTCGCTGGTGACAACCGCGAGGCAGGTTCGGCTTGGGGCCGAGGCTGCAATCGGCACGACAGAAAATGCATGGAACTACGCTCCGGCCGGAACAGTAGTGAAAGGCTTGTTCATTGGGACAGGGCGTGTGGTGAATAACATCGCGTACCGATCTCTCCAGCAGACTGATCTTTCCGGGAATTGGGTCACTGTCCCGCAGGTGTGAGGCTAATCATGAAAAGTAGAGGCGAATGGGCGGTTTACACTCCGTCCGAAATACCGGTTGGCATCCCAGAGAATGCGCTGTTTTGGCGACGGCTTTCGGATGATGCTGACTTCTATCAGTGGAGCAGGACATTCTACGAGATCGATCAGGGAGTTGATGCGACAGGAACCATCAAGGCTGTCGTCGCAGACGGATATGTTTGCTGCGTCAGTCATGACGTTTCGATGCTCTCACTTCCGCTTTCTTTCAGCCTATTTGAAATAGAAGAAGGGGAGGATGCCCCAGCGTTGGGATGGGTACTGGATGGTGATGTCTTTCGGCAATCTACGCCCACCATCACCGACTACGAAAATGCCATTCAGGACCTTGTCGACAGCACGGCCCGTGAGCGCCAGTTTCGCGACGGGGTGACGCTGGCTTCGTATACCGCGTCGACTAAGCCGAAGTGGGCGGCAGAAGCTCAGGCCTTCGTCGCGTGGCGAGATAACGTCTGGTTCTACGCATACGGCGAGCTGGCCAAGGTGCAGGCCGGCCAGCGGCCACAGCCGACTGTAGGGCAGTTTCTTGACGAGATCGCCCCTATTGCTTGGCCGGCACCATCTTGAAAAAAGAATAGCTCAGCAAGTAATGTAGCAGCCACTCAACGATACTGGCTGAATAAAGATGAACATGGGTCATTTGGCGCTTTTGTATCTCGGTATCGCCGTTCTGGCTGTTGGCTGCGCTACATTTGTTGGCGGTTTGGTCTATCTCATCTGGCTGATTTTCAGCGAGCCCGCCATCATCAGGAATGAGATCGGTGCGCGTGCCTTGATGTACGTCTACGACAACCTTCCGCTCCGCCGGTAGCGTAACCCGGCACCAATAACCCACAATCAGGAGAACCACATGATGGGCGAGTTTGATCGCGCCTTGGCGAAGGTGCTTGTCCACGAGGGCGGCTATGTGAACCATCCGAAAGACCCGGGTGGCGCCACCAATCAGGGCATCACGCAGCGGGTCTACGACGACTACCGCAAGACGATGGGCCTCAAGGCCATGCCGGTCTCGAAGCTGACGAATGCCGAGCGAGACAGCATTTACCGCGCTCGGTATTGGGCGCTCATCAAAGGCGACAGTCTTCCGGCCGGCGTTTCATATGTCGTCTTTGACGGCGCTGTGAACTCTGGCGTCAGTCAGTCTGTAAAATGGCTCCAGCGTGCGCTCGGCGTTCCGGCTGACGGTGTCATCGGCCCGCAGACGATCAATGCCGCGAGGGCGCATGAAAACCATGATGCTCTTGTTCGCAAGATTTGCGATCTGCGTATGGCCTTTCTCAAAGCCCTCAGGACGTTCAAGACGTTCGGAAAGGGCTGGACGCGACGGGTGGACGGCGTGCGCGCAGTTGGCCAGGCGTGGGCGATGGGTGATACCGGTCCTGAAATCTCATATGTTGCCGGCGGCGAGGCGAAGGCGAGGCCTGTGGACGCCAAGACACCTCCGTCAAAAGCTCCGGGTGATGCGGCGGCCGGTGCTGGCACTGTGTCCACGGTACTTACACAGGCAACGGATCAGCTAACCCCGATCGCCAACATCGAGTTCGTGGCAAAGGCTGTTGCTGTCCTCACCTTCGCTGGGGTTGTGGTCGCTGTCGGCGGCGTGGCGTACAGGCTTTGGGCAAAACGTCGCTCAGATCAGCTTGCAGAGGCGCTCTCGTGATGTGGTGGGCTCTCATCCCCAACTGGCTCAAAGTCGGTGCTGCTGGGCTGCTATGCGCCGTTCTGCTGGCATCCGGCTCTTACTGGCTGGGAAAGCGTGATGGCCGCTCACAGGCGGCTACGGAAGCCCTGGCCAAGACAGTCGAAATCTTTCAATCTCGGGAGAAGACCA